AGTCCTGACAAGTGAAGTTATCGCGGTACAGAATTCTTAGTGAGTAAGCGTTACGTCCTCTATTCCAAACAGTCATATTATTAAACTTTTTACTGCATTCGTTTGAGCAGAAACTTGTCCGTCTGCCGCTCAGAGGTTGTCCGCACCATTTACAGTGTTTCGGATTGACGTACTCCGGCACTTTGTACATTACGTCTCCGTATGCTTTCATAGCTTCATACAACGGAGGAAATGGTCGACGAGTTCCGTTGCGTTCCCAATAGCGTTTATAGGTCATCTCAGATACCTTTCCACTTCGGGCAGTCTGTCTTTTACGCTAATCCAATCAGTCATTCTTCTTCCCCCTTTGGACGTATCTCTTCGCAGTCATCAAATTCTGGGTCGCTGTCAGGGAAAACACATCTCTCGTCATCGCTTGTAAAAACTCCAACAAGACAATCACAACTACCCATTCCTGCATAGTTTGTTAAACCTCCGAATTCGTCGTTTGCGATTTCGATTGCTGTTTCTTCATTTTCCGCTTCGACGACCATACTGCAAGCTACTATGCAACTACCCCACACTCTGTATTTCTTCATTCTTCCTCCTTGTACACATACTCGACCGTTGCGAGCAGCTGCTTTACTTCTTCGTAGGATTCGGTGACGGAGACATAAGAGTCTTCTGTTATATCTAAAAAAATTGTAGTAGTTCGCTCACTCGGTGTCACTGCCGATATATGCCGCGTGTTAATCAGCACGAGTACGCCGTCGTGTCTGTGCAGTTCGATAAAGTTATTCATTGTTTTTCTCCTTATTGTTAAGCCATTCGCAGTATTTTTCGCAGTCCTCTTTGTTGGCAAATACCGTTACACAATAATCATAACTATCTATTTTTTCGGGTTTGAAATCGCTGCTGCGCACTACGTAACAGCGCACATAATCGCTGTAACTCTGACCGTCTCGTTCGGGTCTCCATTCGCCCACACCGCAACAATAACCGCCTGCGTTTATGATGTTGATTATCTGCTCAAGTGTGTACTGTCCATTCTTGTTGTATGTTATCTTCATGTCTGCGTACCACTTCCTGAACTCGCCGCGGAAACGAATGTCCGCCGTTCCTCCCGCGATTTTTACCATATCTTCGCGCATTACGGGAACGTCACTTTTGATTTCAATCATCTGATTTTCGTCTCCCTCTATGAAGAACACACCTCTCAAAGAAGCCTTGTCCTTGCTCCATCCCATGCGGTAGGAAGCGGAAATTGCGGCTTGCTTGAATGCCGTGACAGGGAAGCCAAACCTTGCTCCGTTTGCTATAGCTTCGTTAAATCCGTCTTCGGTCATGTCTGTGGGCATTGGTGTGAGCCAATACATTGACCTGATGAAGTCTTCCACAGGATTCTTTGCTTTTTTCGCGCTTGTCTTTGTTGCTTTCATCTGCTTGTCGAGGATTTCACGCTTTGCCTTTTCACTCCATGCGTGCATAATCAGCGGAGTTTCGCCGACAATCCTCAACGTAACCGTTTCAAGTATAATTTCCTTAATTTCCAGTGCGCTCTGTTCTGTTTTCGTAGCCATTTATTGTTTTCTCCTTTGTGTTTTGTTTAATTTGCGATTATCTTCCCGTGCTGCCGAAGCCGTTTTCTCCGCGCTCTCCGCTTGCTATTTCGTCTACTATGACCACGTCGCTTGTGTCGCAAGGTGTTACCACAAGCTGTGATATCTTGTCTCCGCGATTTACCGTGTAAATCTCGTGAGAGTGGTTGTAGAGCTTAATCTTGATACTGCCGCCGTAACCGCTGTCCACCATTCCTGTCGAGAGAATGCCGTGGTTGACGTTCAGTCCGCTCTTTGACCATATCTGACCGCAGAATCCCTCGGGTATCTCCGCGCACACTCCTGTATCTATTGTCGCGCTGTCTCCAGGGTATATCGTGACCGTGACGGGGGATAAGAGGTCTACTCCCGCGTCCTGCTTGTGCGCTCTTATCGGCGCGAACGCTCCTGCTTTAAGTTTGAAGTTCATGTGTATCTCCCTATAACGCCACTCGGGCAACTTCTTTCATGATTTTTTCGTATTCGCCTATGTCAAGGTGTATCGGCGGGTTCTTTGGTTCTTTCGGCGGTTCTTTTCGGCTTACCGCTACCGCGTCTTCCTTTACAACTTCTTCGAGGTGCAGTCCGCATTTCTCAAGTTTGCCGTGCATCTCGTCCAGTTCCTTGTGCAGCTCTCTGTCGACGCGGCGGCTGCCTATTAAGAATCGTTCGACGTAAGACTTTATCTGAGGGGCTACGAGCGCGTACAGGCGGTTTAATCTCTCCGCGCCGTAGTTGTAGGTGTCATGCATATAAAGCAGAGTATACGCCGCGTAGAGCCTAACAGCGCGTCTTGCGTTTGCTTCATACCACGCCGTTCTCACGTTGTGAGACATGACATCGAGCTGTGTGTGGCGTTCGCTCTCGTTGTAGCGGTTCTCCGGCGACAGTGCTTCAAAATCACAGTCCGAGAAGCCTATGTTTCGGAGTTCGCGCTTTATCATGTACTCCGTCGTGTCTACGCCATCGTCAATGAGGTCTGAACTGTCTCCCTTGCGTCTGCCCTTGCCTTTGTCAACAAACATTGCCGTCGGCATATTGGCGTTAACCATTTCGCAAAGTCCGTTGCGGTTGCCGTCGTAAAACCTTTGCAGTCGCTTTTCGCGGAAGCCGTAGTTCTCGGCAAGCGTTACGCCGAAAGCAACGTCAACGTATTCGAGAAGCCACATTCCGTATTCGGTGGTGAGTGCGTTTTCCGCCTTTTGGTACTGCGTTTTCTTTGCCAGACACTTCATGCTCCCGCGTCCTCCACAATGTTGATTATCGTGTACAGCATATCGCGCCTTTTGCGGAGGTTTGCGCGTTCTTCGCTCGGCGCGTTTCTTTTGTCGGCTGTTCTGAGACTGCTTTCGGTCTTTTTCAGCACCTTCCAGAGGTACGCCAGCTCTTCCGAGTAGTCGTTGTGGTATTTCGCATAGCATATCGGGCATACCTGTCTCCCTTCGGGAATCACAGCTCCGCACGTTACACATCTTTCTGCGTCGGTCATTGTTTCGCTCCTTTCGTTTTTTGTTTTGCTCTGTGCCGCTTCCATGAGGTGTTCATCTTCTGCATACCTCTCTGATTGTTTCTGCCGATACGTAGCCGAGACGCTGACTGTCGGTATGCATTCCGCGGCTGTCGTATCTCACGCGGATTCTCCTGCGCTTCTTCGGCAGTGTGCGTTCATACGCTCTGAGAAGCTCTCTGGCGGCTGTTATTGCTATGGTGAGCAGACACATTGTCAATGCGCTTACGACGAACACGACGCACGAGGGAACGGTGTAGTACCACATTCCGCATGAGGTTATAACTCCGAGCATTGTCACGCCGCTCGATATCAGTGTATTCTGTATCAGCCTTTGTTTCATTGCCTGTGTCCTTTCGGTTAGTACATTGTCGGGAGGATAATGCTTGCCCATCTCTCAACGTCTTTGATTTCGTAATCTCTTCTTCCGTCGCTCGTGATTCCCCATCCGTCGTACTTTGCGGAGTAGTTCGCTACGGTTGCTATGCCGTCGGAAGTCCAAATGAGGTAAGTACCGGACACTTTCGGTTTTTTGCTCGGGAGATTCCAAGAGGAGAGTGCAAATTCGGTGAGTTCTATGTTATCAGTCATGGTATTTTGTCCTTTCCAATGTGTCGAGCAGTCTGTTTCTGCTCTCGTTAAATTCGTTTTCGGTAAGTCTGTTGTTTGCGGGTATCGGCTTTGTTACTGTGCCGAGCAGTGCCTTGATTTCGGGCGGCGTTTCGTTGTCGAATCTCACTCTGTCGCGGATGATGCCTATCTGTTTGAGAAACTGCCCGTGAGTGACGGTGTTAAACGTATCGGTGTCAACCTGTGAAAGTTCGCGGAGAGTGTTAGGTGTACCGAGGTATCTTTGCAGTTCGGGAGGAAGTTTCGCGAATTCCTCTTTTGCTCCGTAGTAGCCGTTCGACACTGCCGCTTTCAGCTGAGACCACAGTTCTTCGTCCGTCTTTTCTCCCGTCGCCGCTCTGCGCATTTCGCGTATCTGAGTTTTGATGTCGGCTATCGTCGGAGGAAAGCCTGTGTGCTCTTCAATGATCTTGTACAGAGCGATTTTGACAACGTTTACGTCCTCTTCGCGAAACATATCGCACCACACTGATACGGTGTCCTCTGCGTCGGTCATTGTTTCGCTCCTTTCGTTTTTTGTTTTGCTCTGTGCCGCTTCCATGAGGTGTTCATCTTCTGCATACCTCTCTGATTGTTTCTGCCGATACGTAGCCGAGACGCTGACTGTCGGTATGCATTCCGCGGCTGTCGTATCTCACGCGGATTCTCCTGCGCTTCTTCGGCAGTGTGCGTTCATACGCTCTGAGAAGCTCTCTGGCGGCTGTTATTGCTATGGTGAGCAGACACATTGTCAATGCGCTTACGACGAACACGACGCACGAGGGAACGGTGTAGTACCACATTCCGCATGAGGTTATAACTCCGAGCATTGTCACGCCGCTCGATATCAGTGTATTCTGTATCAGCCTTTGTTTCATTGCCTGTGTCCTTTCGGTTAGTACATTGTCGGGAGGATAATGCTTGCCCATCTCTCAACGTCTTTGATTTCGTAATCTCTTCTTCCGTCGCTCGTGATTCCCCATCCGTCGTACTTTGCGGAGTAGTTCGCTACGGTTGCTATGCCGTCGGAAGTCCAAATGAGGTAAGTACCGGACACTTTCGGTTTTTTGCTCGGGAGATTCCAAGAGGAGAGTGCAAATTCGGTGAGTTCTATGTTATCAGTCATGGTATTTTGTCCTTTCCAATGTGTCGAGCAGTCTGTTTCTGCTCTCGTTAAATTCGTTTTCGGTAAGTCTGTTGTTTGCGGGTATCGGCTTTGTTACTGTGCCGAGCAGTGCCTTGATTTCGGGCGGCGTTTCGTTGTCGAATCTCACTCTGTCGCGGATGATGCCTATCTGTTTGAGAAACTGCCCGTGAGTGACGGTGTTAAACGTATCGGTGTCAACCTGTGAAAGTTCGCGGAGAGTGTTAGGTGTACCGAGGTATCTTTGCAGTTCGGGAGGAAGTTTCGCGAATTCCTCTTTTGCTCCGTAGTAGCCGTTCGACACTGCCGCTTTCAGCTGAGACCACAGTTCTTCGTCCGTCTTTTCTCCCGTCGCCGCTCTGCGCATTTCGCGTATCTGAGTTTTGATGTCGGCTATCGTCGGAGGAAAGCCTGTGTGCTCTTCAATGATCTTGTACAGAGCGATTTTGACAACGTTTACGTCCTCTTCGCGAAACATATCGCACCACACTGATACGGTGTCCTCTGCGTCGGTTTTGCTCATCTTCGCGTAAAATCCGGGATATGCGACTTTGAGAATTTTCAGCGTTGCTATTACGTCTGTTCTGTCCATCGGCTTTCTCTTTTCGCTTTTTCTTTTTCAAGTTCCTCGTTGAGGTAATTTAGAAATTCATCACCTCCCGATTTTTCGCTGCAAGTTGGTGCGACTGATACAGTGTCGTATATGTCCTGCCAACGCCACTGGTAGAAGTATGTCGAGCCTGCAAGTATGTACTGTTCGCTCGTGCGCTTTGCGGCTATGTAGTCCTTGTACCGCCTGATACCGTCGGCTATAGTCTCGTCGGTTACTCCGGCTGCTATAGCTCTCTGATAGCTCTCAAAAGCGTTCTTTTTGCCGTTTTTCTTGGGGTATTCTGCCCATAAGGCTTCAAAACGCTCCGCTATCGTCGGTTTTCTGTGCTTAACCTCGGATTCTGGCGGTTCAAGGGGTTCAAAGCCTTCAAAGGAAATCTGCTCGTCCTCACACGCGCCCGCGCACACGCCCGTTAGTGCTTCTTCTCTCTTTTCTTGGGAAGGGGGGATTATAGGGGGGTTAGTAATAGGGGGTGTGGGGGGAAGAGGAAGGGGGGAACAAGGGGGGACACCTTCTTTTCTCTCTTCTTTGTTTGACGTCAAATTGACTTCCGTTTGACTTCCGTTTGACGTCAAATTGACATCAAATTGACGTCCGATTGACGTCCGTGATTTTCTCTTTGCTATTTTGTTATACTCGGTCTTCTTAAACCCCTCGTATATCCTGTCTGCTATGTATTGATTATTCTCGGATATCTGCGGTTCGGGAAGGTCAAACAAAATAGCTTTTGTCAGCGTAATATAGTCCTTTTGGGAGAGTGAGTTGAGTTCGTTTTTCCACTTGTCGGGTATGTTCACTTCACATCATCCTCTCTCACGAGATAGAGCTTGAAGCCGAGATAGTGTATTATCTGCATTATCTCGTTGACCTTAAAATGCGCTTTGTAGCCGTTGTGAGGGAAGTTCCCGCTGATTTTGTAATGAATTGTTTTCGGTGTTATTTCGAGCAATTCCGCCATTCCGCCGTCGGTGTAGCCGCGTGTTTTCCAGTTTCTGTGCAGCTCATCTACAAGCTGTCTCTCATCTATTATCTCCGTTACCTTTTTCATGTGTCCGTGCCTCCTTTCGCCTGCGTGATTGTATAGGGTTCTCCTGCGGTGTTGTGAGTGCTTCGTAGAGGGTATAGTTGCCGCGGCTGATTCTTCCCTGCGTTCTCTGCACGGGAACACCGTATAGCCTGCACCACTCCGTCAGCGTATTCCGTTCGCCGTTCAGCTCGTACAGTTTACCGCTTCCGCGCTTAGGCATTTAAAGCCCTCACTATTTCTGCTCCCGTGTTCGACTTATCGCAAAACCACCATTCGACACCGTACATTACCGACACTCTGTGCATACGCTCTAAAAGTGCTCTGCCGTCTATCGCTTCGGGGTGCTTTGCGCGGATTGGATTCTGCCAACTGTGAACGTCTGTGAGCGTCTTTATCCTGCCACCGTGTTCTACAAGGACTATTAGCTTTTGTCCGCTCTCAGAAGCTCTACGCACCTCACGCATGAATCTTCCGTTGTCGTTCGTAAGGTTGTTCGCGACTTCACCGAGATTTTGTTTGCGGTCGACTGTGAGTAGCGGGTTATCTTCTCTCATGTAGTCTCCCGTATTGAGCTTTCGCTTTTCGTACTCAATTCCGTTTTGCTCGAAATATGCGAGGATTTGCGCTATTGCTCTCGGCTTTTCTCTTGTGTCGACTATAATCTTCATTTCTGCTCTGCTTTCATTGCCGCTTCGATATTAGCTGTGAGTTCGTTTGCTTCGGGAGCTGATTCAAACCATTCTGCGATTTTCGACGCGCCCTCTTTGAGCGAATTGAAAATTCCGACGTACTCAACGAAGTCTTCTGTGTTCATGGTGTCTATTTTTCTGCCGAGGCGTTTTTCTATCTGTTCCTGCGTTACGCCGAACTTCGAGAACTGAACAACCATCTTTCTTACTCTGTCAACAAGCGGTTCATCTGACTTTCCGGCTATAGTCTCTTTGCACTTCTTGATTGCGTCTTCAACGAGGTCGGCGGGAAGAATCGCGAGAATGCGACTTCTTAAGCGTCTTGCGCCCATGTTTGCGTTAAGCTCGTATATATCGCGCTGTGACGTGAGCTGCACCGAACCTGTCTTTGTCTCGCGTATATGCGGATTGGTAAAGTTCTGGGTGCTGATTGTATTTGTTTCCAAATCCCATGCATAAGCCTGCATTTCCGATTTTCCGGTATCCTGAGAAAGTTCTTTAATGCCGTAGTCTATGTTTCCCCAGCATCTTGCAAGCTCTTCCGCAAATCTGATAGTAGGACCGGAAACGGAAGAACCGCCGCGGCTGTAGCTGTAGAAAGCTGAATTTGCAAGTGAAGGTCTCTGACAAGCTTCCATGACCTTCGCGTATGCTCTGATGGGGTCACGCGGGAAACGTTGTGCAATTATAAGTTTGCCCTGCGCTTCTGCAATGGCTCTCTGGCTCTCTATGAGCACCGTGCCTTGATTTATGTCTCCTGTGGGTACATTAGCCGACTGCGGCATATTCGGGGCTTGTGCGTATTCCTGAACGTTTGTGGTGGATTCTTCGTTTCTCACTACTGTATCTCCTTTGCTAAATATGATGGTAATCCGAGGTTGTTTATAATGCCTGAGAATCCGTTGTAACCGTACCAGTTGCCGGATTCGGAGCATTCTTTGTAAATTCCTATGGCTTCTCTCAGCCTGTCTCTGCCGTACTTGATAAGCAGTTCGTCAGCCGACAGCACATTTATCATATATGGCGGTGTTTTTTCGACTGCAACGAACACAAAGTCGCACGGGATACCGTATTCGGTGGTACAAGCGTCGATAAACATCGCGGCTTGCATATCGTAGCCGTAGTTTACTGCGGATTTGCGAAAAGTATCGCTGTCTGCGCTTGCACACGTTTTGAGGTCGACTATCAATCCGCGCTCTCCGACACGCTTGTAAACGTCGGGTCTTGCTTGCAGGTCTATTCCTGTCAGACTGTCTTTATAGTAGTACGAGGTTTCGATTTCACCTGTCAGCAGGTATTTCGCGAGGGGGAATGATTTGATTTTTGCGTCCATCTGCTGAATAACGGTGAAATCGTCGTTCGATATCACATCTCTTTCGCCTATGCTTTCGGAAAATGCGATGTACTCTTCTTTACCCGCTTTTGTTCGCCTGTCGACGTTCGGCATTACCGCGTATTCGTCGAAGAATGATTCCGGCTCAAGTACGTACTTGTGAAGTGCCGCGCCGAACAGAAGTGATTTGGATTCCTCTGCCGCTTCGGGGTGGTCTTCGCAGTATTTGAACCATTCGGGGCATTTGTCGATGATACGGAACAACTTTGTTTTGGAAAGACAGTGCTGGGAATGATACTCTTTCAGTGATTCTTTGCGTTTCATCCTGCCAACTCCTTTTTTCTTCTCTTAAAGCAAGCGTATGCACCTGTGCATTTCTTTGCGGTGCAGGTCAGGCAGACGGCTGTATCTGTCGGGTCTATTTTGTTATGTGATGCGGCTTTGCGTCCCTTGCCCGACTTCACTTCCGGCGGCTGGGTGTGCAGATTGGTCACATCATAAAGGTATCTCGGCATTCTTCATCCGCTCCTTTCGGTCTTCTTCGTCCTGCTCGGTGGTGACGGGGTCGCAGTTCAGTGCTTCCAGCGTTTTGCCGAGGGAGTAGAAGAAAAAGTCTACTGTGCAGTCGGGGCATATATACTCGATATTGTCTCCGTCGTATGTGATGAGGACGGGTTCTCCGATGTGGTCCGATGTGATGTCGCTGTGACAGCGGGTGCATATGTGGTGATTTTCGGCGATTGCCTTATCGACGTATGTCCACTCGCTGAATTTGTAGGGGCTACTCATTGTCGGATTCATCCTTTTCTGCGAGGAACACGTTGACGAAATAAAGCTGACCTTTTCCCGTGACCTTTGTTGTTTTGTTAACTCTCACCGAGCCGTCGGGGTTTATTCCTGTCGATTCCTTGATTTCAAACAATCCACGCTCCATTGAAGATTGTGTGGGGAGATTGTAGCTTGCGCCGCGCTTGTAGATTAGATAACCGTCATTTCTCAACCGCTCGAACAGTCTGTTCTGACGGAGAAGCTTTGCGAGGTCTCCAATGAGAATTGAAGTTTTTGCTGTCGCTACCGCGTCCGCAAACAAGACTTTCGGTTTTGCTTCTTCAAGCTGCTTGTTTGCTTCTGTAAGCTGTCCTTTGATTGAATCAAGCTGGCGGTTTGCTACTTGCAATGCCCTTGCCATGATAACTTCGGGCGAATTCCATGCTTTCTCTACTTCGAGGAAATATTCGCGATACTGCTTTCCGACTTCGGTGCGCTGTATCATGCAAATCTGCTTTGCCATTTCGATTGTGAGCTGATGGTCTGTAAAAGTTGTTTCGTTACCTTGAGCTGTTACTCTTTTTTGAGTAATAGCTATATAGTCTTCGTTTTCGGTAAAACCGTACTCGCACACACGGGAGAACCAGTCGTTATATCTTGTGCTGATTCCCAGTTTCTTGTGTAGGTCACGTCCTGATACTGTCAGGCGGTCGTTTTCGTAGGTTACTTTGATTAATTCGTTCATTAGTCCTCCTCTTTCTTTTCACCGTCTTTACGCTCTTCGCGGTGCTTTTTTCCTTCTGCATAGCCTTGGGCGTACGCGAGAATGATTGCGCGTCCTATATCGCCTGATTCAAGGCAAGCTGATTGAATGCTTTCAAGAACGGGATTGTCAATCTCTTGTAATTGATACTTTTTCATTTTTACCTCCGTATAAAATGTTTGTGAAAGCCTTAAATTTGTTTGCTGTAATCATTATATCACTCTTAAATGCGCTTGTCAAGCATTTTCGAGCAAAAAATAAAAAAATATTTTTATCCAATGTCATTGACAAACAATTGCAATGATGGTATAATTTAAGTACGGAAAGGAGTTGATACATCAATGAGCGAAGATAAAATCAGTGAAAGAATCCGCGCTGTCAGAAAAGCCTGCAAGATAACACAGGAAGAGTTCGCGGCGGGAATTAACATATCGCGTTCGAACTTAGGCAATATAGAGATAGGCAGAATAGGTGTCACTGATAGAGTTATCTCCGATATATGCAATACATACGGTGTTGCCGAAAATTGGCTTAGAACGGGCAAGGGAGATATGTTCCGCCCGAAAGACACAGAAGATGCATTGATAGATGCGTTCGGAAAATTAGTGAATGAATCCGATGAATCTTTTGTGAAGCAATTTGTGATGGCACTTGCCGAACTTGAGCCGGAAGACTGGAAAGTGATAGAGAAATTCGCTTTGAACGTCGCGAAATGGCGAAAACAAGCAGGCGGTGGCGAACCAAAAGAACAAAGCAAATAAAAAAGAGCAGGGAAGCGATTCCTTGCTCTTTTTTGTCTTACTGTAAGACGGTTGTAAGACTTCTGTAAGGCTGAAAATTGTCTGACTGTCAGATTAAGCGGTCACGGTGACGGTCACGGTTAAGTCACGGTGACTTTCTGTTTTTAAAACGTCTTTGGAACGTTCTTGGAACGGTGTTTCTGTAACGTTACTGTAACTGTTACTGTAACGTTACTGTAACAGTTAAATCACTGTTAATTAGCGGTTAAACATCGTTTGAATTCCGATTGAATTCAATTTGACTTCCGTTTGACGTCAAATTGACATTCGTTTGACGTCAAATTGACATTCGTTTGACTGTCAAAGTTCGCTATCCGGTAAAACTTTTGCGGGAAACTGATTTGACGGAACGCGTTCTGAACGTCACAGAAGCCGTTTAAAGCGTGTTATTATTCAAGACAGGTAAATACACTAAAAAGCAAACAACACGCACCACAGATGGTTCTGGCACGTTGTGGAGCGTTTTAAACGGACGCGAGGGTGCGAGAACGCAATCGGACGAAAAACAAGCGGTAAAAGCGGAAACGCAGAAAGGCGACGCGACGGCGAAAAAAGAAAAATATTGAAAACTGCGTATATTATATAAAGATATACTATAATTAATACTTAAAATTTAGATATACTATACTTGATGGTATGTACTTAAATCTATAGTCAATACTATAATATATATTTATACTTGTCTTCTTTTCTCTTATAAGTCGTTCAGCTCTGCTGAACAGTGCCGGGGCTGGGGGGCGGCTATAGAGCCCCCTTACTCTTTTCTTTTATCTCTCTATTTCTTCTTTCTTCTTTATTCTTTCTTTTGGTTCTTTTCTTTCTTTTTCTTCTTTCTTCTTTCTCTCTCTTTATTCTTTTCTCGTAACAGCGGGGTTTTTGCGGTATTTTTTTACGTTTTTTTGCGTTTTGTTGATAAACTTTTGTCTAAGCTCTTGACTGAGAATTGATTTTGTGATACCCTTTATCCGAAAGGATGTGACAACAAATGAAGAACAGCACGAAGATACTTATAGCCTGCGGAATTGTTACCGCATTATCAACCTCGATATTGGCGGCGGGGCAGCTCATGACGATTGATGTAGACCCGTCGATAAAGATACTCGTTGACGGAGAAGAATTCCGCCCGAAAGACGCGAACGGAAATGATGTAATGACGTTTTCCTACAACGGCACGACTTATGCACCGCTCCGCGCGCTTGCCGAAGCATACGGACTTGAAGTCGGCTATGATTCCGACCGGCGTATGGCTACGGTGTCAAGTTCCGGCGGTTATGGCGGATATGAAAATGATAGCGGTTATCAAAATACGAGCAACGTGCTGTATGATGATGATTTTATCACTATTTCGTTCAGCCGTGTTTACTCCGAAGAAAACTACTGGGGCGAAACCGAGTATTATATCGAGCTTTTAGGCACTAACAAGACAAATGTAGAATTAAAAATAACTTCTTCGGCTATATCGATAAACGGATTCAGTTATGACGTAAATGGCAATTCTGTTCGGATAGCCCCTGATTCTACGGGATATTTAAGATACACAACCGACGATAACGTCGAACTTCCTATGACGATTACAAAAATATCGGGTAAACTACAAGTAGCCGATTTTTCGGAAACAATGCATTTTAACGACAGCGAATATTCATATTACTACTATGACGCACAGTTCGGCGGAAATATCAATTGACGATGAAACGCAAAACAAATACTCTTCTAATGACACTTTGTTTTGTTGCATATGCACAAATGTCTAAAACGGAAACAGAATAAAAATGAGCCTTGCGGCTCTCTTTTTTTTGCTTTTATTTGATTTCTTCCCAGGTGTATCTGCCTTTTCCGGAATTCCGCCACTGTCCGAAGCCGCTGTATTTGCCGTAGTCAAGCCATTCGCGGACTGCCGGTTCAAGCTTTTCGTCGAACAGCAGGATTGTGAATTCGACGGAAGAACCGGCGGGAAGTGTTTCCGATGCGGCGAGTGCTGTTCTTTCGCCTGTCGCGCCGTTGGTTCTCAACGGGCGTTCGCATATGCCAATCTCACCGTTGACTTGATACGGAGCGAAACGCGGCTCGACGAAAATCAGCTTATCAATGACCTTTTTATAAGCCTTGATTTTGGCTGATTCCGTCGTTTTTACGCGGGAGAGACCACCGCAGGCGTCCTTGAACGCGCCTTTTACCTGATAATCCCACACACCAGGCTTGCCGTCCTGCTTCGGGAAAACTGTCACGCCTTTGTTGTCTTCTTCGTTGCCTATTGCTTCTATTTCGTCCTCTGTGTCAAGCGAGTCCGGCGCTTTGCTTGCTATGTACTCACTATAGATTTTCTCGCTTGATGGAGACGAGCCTAACACCTCTTCTACAAACGTCAATCTAACTTTTAACTCTTTTGCTACAAATTCCGACATTTTTTAGTCCTTTCTTTTCCTTTTCGCCGCATTTCCTTCTTTTAGATGCAATGCAGTGCATTTCCTTTTCGTTTCTGGTCCACGCTAAGCTCTTCGTCGCAATGCCTTTGCTTTTCTTGGCACACTGAGCGAATCAGCGCCCTGCTTATCCTTTGCTTTTCCATCTATTGGTTGCAGTGCGATGCCGTTTCTTCGCTTTTCACAGCATTTCCAACTATACAGTGCGATTCTATTCCGTCGCCTCGCCGTTTCTCTGCTTTTCCATGCATTATTAGTCTCCGCGTAGCTTCGCCAATCCGTTGCCATTCTGTTTTTTTAGTTTTCTTCCATCACCTCCTTAATTTTCGCCGACACAACATCCGCCGCCAGCAGCTCGAGAACGTAGGGCGGCGGCGTTCTTTCGTCCGCAGCCCAATGCTCGATTGTTCGTCTTGGGATGCGGTACTCGCGGACAAATTCCGCTTGCGTCATGCCGCTGACGGCGCGGACTTTTGATGCACAAAAATCGTGCGCCAGCTCCCAGATTATTGTTAAAATCTTGATTGGAGCGTCTCCGCTTCCGTCGGCGGAATAGCATTCCTCCGGCAGGCTGCCGCCTTCCTCGGCGATGTACTGCTCCAATGATGAGCAGTCCTCCGCGTCGATGCGAAGTCTGTGAAATTCAGATAATAGCATGATTATTATTCTCCTTTCGATATATTTTTGATGATTTCGTCAATTGTGACGTATCGCGGGTCGTCGACGGGGTTGGGGTAGACGTCGCGGTCTTCTTCTCGCCAAAAGAGGGTGATAGGCTCAAAGAAGTGCGGCATCTTTGCCAGCTTACGGAGAGCGGGAATGTCGCTCTCTGCAAAGTTGTCGGCGTAGGCTTTAACCGCAAGCGTGTGAAGCTGACGGGAGAGAGCAAGCGTCAGGCGGGACAGCGTCTCACGGTTTTGACCGTTGAGCACCGCCGACCATGACATGATAGCGTCCTCGCGCTCATCGTCCTCTTCCTCACTCTCGTCCCGCTCGGCGTAGAGCTTGTCGAGCTTTGCGACGGCTTGCGCGATTTCGATACCCGCAAGCGCGGAAATGGGGTGAGAAGACGCGGAGCTGATGATGTTATCCGCTTCTCCGGCTCTCGACGTGCTACGGATAACATCGAGAGTTGCCGCGATGTCGGAGAGACAACCAAAATCAGCAACTCCCGCCTTGATATAGTCGGAGAAAACGATATCTCCGACAGGGTGAACAACGGAGAGGTCGAGCTTGTCCCCGTTGTCAAAAACAACGGTCGTAAGGTCGAAAGCGTTGTCCGAACCCCATCTGTCGGGACAGGTGCGGGAGCTGTCGCGCCACTCGCGGTTGAGGAAGAAACGCGCGTCTTCCTCCCGCCACAGGCAGAGGTAGGATGTGTCGCCTATGCGGATTTCCTCGACGTAGGCGGATGCGCGGTCGTTCTCGGTTTCTCCGAGGGAACGGAAAAACGCGGAACAGTGGATGAAAAACGTTGTTGCTCCGTTGACGGGGGCGAAGAGGTGGGATGATTTTGTTGCAAAGCTAAACATGTTTTTATTCCTCCTGTAAGTTAAACGATACTCTGAGTGTCTTATAATCAATGGTGAGAAGATATTTTCTTCCGTTATGCTCGACATTTTTTATATACGAGTACTTAGGCAGATGCCAATCTATATCTTCAAGCGTCCGTCCGAGAGTGGTGAAATACGGTTCTTCAAGAGCTGCTTTCACTCTATCGTGGAGCATAAGCTGAACTGCGGCAGCTTGCAATTTCAACTCTTCGTTGGAGTTCACAATCTCATCGACTATTTTATTTTCCCAGTCGGCTGCCGGATTATTAAAGGACATGGGAGAATCATTAAGGTTGTTACGGCGGAATTGAAATTTCGGCTTGTATCCGGCTAATTTGAGAGCAATGCCGTAGTAATCGTCGTAGCACCGCGTTAAGTCAAACTCGCAAACAAGCTCATAACTTCTGTTTGCGTCGAACTCGGAAAAAGTGATTATTTCGCCTTTTTTCCAACTGTCGAAGCCGCGAGAGTGAATGACAATCGGTTCGGTGGCTATTTTGCTCGGAAGGTCGTAGATAACCGTGTAGGTGTCAGTTTCGGTAGTTATAGGCTTGCTCGTTGAATATGATATGATTCTCATTTTTGATTCACCTTTCGATTTTGATAGATACCTCCCTCCGAAGAGGGAACGCTCCGAGCTTGAACCCTGTTTATAGCCGCTCGGTCGGCTGTTTCATCAATTGACTTCTGTCTTATCTTGGGAAAACATACCAATCCATTGGTCGTAATCACCATCGTAAACAAAAGTCTGTTTGCCTATGATATCATTAGCCATTTTGTGATATCTACATTCATTGGCTTTTTTATGTTGCTCTTCAAAAATAGAAGAGACTTTATCACATAATTTTTTTGATTTTTCGCATTTGCCTAAAAAGTAGGCGTATGCGATTAATTCGTTAATGCCGTTACCTTCTTCCTCGAAATGGTAATTTTCTAGTGCCTGCTTAACTCTCTCGTATGTAGTCATTTTATTTTCTCCTTTGATTTTGTCTTTCTCTTGTTTACACCTATATTATACCACCCATTGGCGCATTTGTCAATAGGTTTTTGAAAGTTTTTTTTGATTTTTTTGATTTATTTTTCGACAACGCTTGTAATTACGTCGTCTTCGACTTCTTCCGTCCCCTCGTCGGAAAAGGTGACGGACACGGAAGAACCGTCGGGAATTGTCCGGTCGAAATACTCCCACACGTTACCGTCAGCTGTGATGATGTAGCCGCATCCGCTGTTGACGGCGGTATATGTACCGTCTTGGTAACGATTTTGCTTGACGGGGGAGCAGGAGACTATGCCTAGCAGGATGATGAGTAATGATGTTGTGAGTTTTTTCATGATTCTATTCTCCATTTCGGGTAATTGCCGTTTAATTTATAGGATTCATTCCACATTATAGCTATTTTTTCAGCTTCTGCGCGACTGCTGCAAGCCATACAATAATCGGCATTTTGACGCGCAGCAAAAGCTAAAATATTCTCTGATTCGCGGATTATTTCAGCAAATGCGAACCGCTCACCGCCAACGCATTGAGAAAATACAAAGTAGTGTTTCTTGATATCTTTCATTTTTGATGTCCTCTCGTTTCGCTCTTGCTCTTCAGAGCCGGACTTTTACCGGCTGACGGTTCCCGCCGAAGCGGGAGAAGGGATATTACGATATCGGCTTTGTGTGGATGTTATAATAAAAGTTGGTATCAAAATAGTCCACCATGCTATTTGACTCATCATAGCGGTATGCGCTGATGATGGAATTCACTTTTTTGATGATTTCCATTGTTTCGGCTGTGTATACTTTATATTTGTCGAGGTGGTAAATGTTCAAATCGTTTTCGCTTTCGGCTTCGCGACTGTATTCGCATTTCGCTGCGGCAATTCGGATTTTCTCCTGCTCGTCGGCTGATATCTCGCTGTAGTATTTGTTGATGTGTATTGTTTGGCTTTTCCCGTCCTCGTCCTCGTAGTAAATCCAGCTTGCGGACGTGGGAATGCGATAATCGACAGCAAACTGTTCTTTGCTGATGTACGCTGTCGTGGGGAGTGAGAGCGTGACGGTGATTGACTGCCCGCCGCTGTAAGTTTTACAGCGCACAGACGCGCCCTTAATGCCCGCCGCTTTGATGTCCTCCCTGATTGCTTTTGATAAGTCCGCGCCGTAGAGGTGTTTATCGGACTTTGAGCCGTAGACCGCGCCGCCGCCGAGGTAGCCGTCTGTGTAGACCGTCGCGCCCTCCGTCTTTTCTCCGGTGATGTCCTCGCCGTCTCTGTCGTTGGCGATGATGGCGTTGATAAGCTCATCTTCCTGCGCGTAGCCGTACCAGCACGCCTTAACGTGATTCCAACGCATTTTCAACGCTTTCAGCGCGTCGAGAGTTGCGCGGGACGGCTTGCCGTCAAAATAAACCTCGCGACTGTTGTATTGATGATTTTCACGGATTTCATAATTTGTCATTTTTTGATAATTCCTTTCTTTTCGGCTTTCGGGGTTTGTGACCGTCTGCCGGACCGCATTAACGGGATTGCTCCCGTCACTCTGCATTAGTGGGTTACATCTCATCTCCGATTAAGTCGGAGGGGGTGACGTAACCGCCTGTCGTGAGCTCGACTACATTTCCGCCGTCGTCAACGTCCGTGTCGTGATACTCGTACCAGCCATGATAGCTGTCATAGGCGCTTGTGATGACGATTAAGTCCCCCTTATGGTCGATGTAAGTTCCCACAGCGATGATGGTAAGTCTTTTTGCGATTTTCATTTTCGTTTTTCCTTTCGGTTTTTGTTTTTTTGGCTTTCCACGACCCCTTGCGGGGTTTCGGCTGGTCGCTGTCCAGCTCTCATCAGGCGGAGGGGTTAGTCTGCGATGTAGTCGAGGTCATCGTACCACCATCTCTTGCCGTCGGGGGTGATGATGTTGTCGCCGTCGTTGCTATAGCGGTCGTTGTCCATATTGTCTGCGTTTTCCGCTCCAATGAGGTTAAGTGCTTCGTCGAGTGTGAGGTTTTCTCCGCCAAGGATTTCTGCTACGATTTCGTTTGTGATTGTGTTTACAATTTTCATTTTTTTAATCCTCTTTTTGTTTAAATTTTAATTAATCTTATTTTATTTTTATTTTTGGGGGAGTTGCTTTTGCTCTCTCCCTTTGACACTTATATTATATCACATTGCGTAATACTTGTCAATAGTATTTAGCAATATTTTGAGTTAAATATTGCACAATGTTTGAGACAATATTTTATGCACAATGCCTATTGACAAACGGGGCAATGTTGTTTTAAAATGTAGCAAAACGGGAGGAATAAAAATGGCAGTTTTTAACAAAATCAAGTATAACAACGAATACAACAAGCAGTCATATGACCGCATAAACCTAATGACCGAAAAAGGCAAAAAATCCCAGTGGGCGGAGAAAGCCAAGGCGGCCGGGCTGTCGCTCAACGCTTATATCACAAGAGCGGTTGACAACTATGCAGGGATAGAGGATTTTACAAAGGTTGAAGAAAAAGCGAAAGAAGAAGCGCGGCGGGAAGTCCTGGCGAGAGTTGCGGACGCGCTAAAGCCGGATAGGCAGCCGGACAAATCAGACTTTGACGAGGCTATAAAAAAGCGGTTGCAGGGTCTTATATAGCAAGAGGGGCGCAAGCCTCTTTTCTTTTTGCCGTTAACAATTCCGACACAATTTACTCCAGTTCTACACTTGACAAACGTATAGTTTAGTGCTATAATCAATCACGGGGGAGGGGGGGAGAGGAAGAAAAGGAAAGTAAAAGGAAATCAGCCTTAATATATCACTATTACCAATATGGTTATATTATAGTAATAAATGGGATTATGTTAATTTACAATATTATTGTTATAATATAGTTATATAATAAATTAAACGGAAGGGAGAAAGCGAAGTGGAAGTTGAGCATATAGCAGGCTTTGAGACGGCGGAGGAACTTACAAATGTAGAACAACCGAAAAAGAAGCGGAAGAAGCAAGGGCGCAAGACAAGCAATCACAACAAAGCGATTGCGGCAAGAGAACGTTTGGAGTGTGAATTAAACGGATGTTCCGACCCGAGAACGCCGCTTACCGAAGTAAACCCCGATACGCTTACCGCTCTACAAGAGCTCATGGCGCTGCCGGCTGTTGACTTGGACAGCGCCGACGAGGTCGAGCAGCGATGCAACGACTATATTACATGGTGCAGCCGGTACCACGCTTTCCCATCGCTGGCAAGTCTCGCCGTTGCTCTCGGTGTCGACCGTGTTACACTTATAGAGTGGGGGACTAAGTCGCGTATAGGTCAGCGTCATTCTTCAATAATAAAAAGAATGAAGACGCTCATAGCCGCAAACACCGTCCAAAAAGGTGCTGACGGCTCACTCAATCCCGTGTACGCAATGTTTTTGCTCAACAACAGTTCGCAAGGCTTTTCAAACAACACCCGCTTAGAGGTCGCACAAACGCCCACAGAGCAAATAGACGCGCCAAAACTTGATGATGTAATAGAGATATACGACATCAAGGACACAAGCGACACATGAGACGCGCCACAATGCCGCGAGAGCGATATATTCACGGATTAACCGACAGGGCAGGGAAGGACTTAGTTAAGCGTATAAAGCATTATGAGAGCGTACAGACGCACCCAGACAAACACATATCCAATTAGGCAAAATGAAGATTTTGTATAATTCGGGGAAGAGATACCCGATATGCGACGCCGGGTGGTTGTCGGCTGTGGAGTGTGGGGCGCGTGTTAGTCTCCCAAATATCCGCAAGAAATAAAAAAGACCTCTGAGGTGTGTATGAGATATGTCGATATATACGTTTTCGGAGGTTTTATCGAAGACAGCGGAATTGGGTATTGGCAGACACTGTTGAGGTATGGAAAGCGCGAGAAATACATTAGCGGAAGAATCGCCGGATGGAATTCTATACGTTGTACGATGGTAGCTATAGCCGAGGGGCTGAAATCATTGAAAGAACCGTGCAATGTTACGGTATACACTCAATGCGACTTCATCCCGAAAACGTTTGAGGTCGGATGGAAGAGGAAAAGCAATCTTGATTTGTGGATGGTAATAGATGATTCTGCGGCTGTTCACACGGTACAGTATAGGTGGTATCAGAAGATAAAATCTGTATTTCGTGATTATTTCAGGCGAATGGAAGAGGTGAACGAGAATGGAAGCACTGCAAGCGGAGATAATAGCGGGCGAACACACTGATAGGCGTTATCTTGACGTAGCGGAAAATATTCTTTCTCACATCAAAGCCGAGCCTGAGAACATGAAACATTATACGGCTATGTATTCGGTGCTGTCTTCGATGAATAGCTGTGCTGAAAAGTGGCGGTATTCGGAGGTTTTGAAGAGATATTGCACTGAGCGAATTATACAAAATAAATCGAAAGACGCGAATTCTCTTTTTAAGGCTGTGCTTTTGCTTGAAGCGCAGGGATTAAGGCTCGACAGCTACATGCAGTATATAGAAATTCAACGAGAACCGGAGAAAAGATTCTGGATTCCGCGAAGGAAGCAGCTTGAACCTGTCTGCCGCGCAATGCAAAAGCTTGTGGACGGAGAACTTGACATATTGTCTATATCTGTTCCGCCCGGTTGCGGCAAAAGCACTCTCGAAATTTTCCTGCATTCGATGATGATAGGCGCGTTCCCTGACAGCTGTTCCCTTGCTTCGGGACATTCGGGAACGCTCACTAACTCAATATATGACGGCGTAAACAGCATTCTGTCAGACCCTGATTATTTATGGCACGACGTGTACCCTGCCGCAGGCACGATTATAACCAACGCAAAGGAGCAGACAATAGACCTCGGCAAGAAACACCGATTTTCGTCTTTGACCTGCCGCGCTATAGGTGCTTCCCTTACAGGTGCTACACGTTGTGAAAAGCTTCTGACTGCCGACGACCTTGTGTCGGGTATTGAGGAAGCATTGAGCATTGACCGACTTGACAAGCTTTGGACGGCTTACACAAACGATTTGAAGTCAAGAAAGAAGCTGAATTGTAAGGAACTGCACATTGCTACAAGATGGTCGGTGCATGACCCTATAGGAAGACTGCAATTAATGTACGCGGATTCTCCGAAAGCTCAGTTTCTCGTAATGCCTGCGGTTGATGAAGACGGCGAAAGCAATTTCAATTACCGCTATGGTGTCGGCTTTGATAAGGCGTACTTCGAGGACATGAAAAACAACCTCGACGATTGTTCGTGGCGGGCTTTGTTTATGAATCAGCCGATAGAGCGCGAGGGACTTCTCTACAACGAGGACGAACTCAGACGTTATTTTGAACTTCCCTCGGATTCGCCGGACGCTGTTATATCTGTGTGTGACACAAAGGACAAAGGAGCGGACTACTGCGTAATGCCTATTGCTTACCAGTATGGCAATGACTTCTACATCGAAGAAATAATCTGCGACAACAGTAATCCCGAAATAGTTGAAACAAGACTTGTTGAGGTCCTTTTGCGGCACAAAGTCAAACTGAGCCGTTTTGAATCAAACTCTGCGGGCGGAAAAATCGCGGAAAAGGTTCAGAAAGAGGTAAAATCTCGTGGCGGCATAACGAGAATCACTACAAAATATTCGACGGCAAACAAAGCTACGCGAATTATAGTTGATTCTCCATTTGTCAAAGAGCATTTCCTTTTCAAGGACAACAGCGTTATAAAGAACAATAAAGAATATAAACGCGCTCTCGGTATGCTTTGCAGTTATACAATGGCGGGAAGAAACGCACATGACGATGTACCCGACGCATTCTCAATGCTTTCAGACTTCATTCAATCATTTGAGACGCAGACGGTAAGAGTAATACAAAGACCTTATTGAGGTGGCTATGGAAGATGAGAAACACACGCACCGTCTCAAGTACGTCAAAGAAGACGCGCTTATTATAATCAACGAGATTTTAGAGCGTGGTAATGACGTTAAAATAAAGAAATCGCGCGAAGAGGTCACTATACTTGAAATAACCGCTTCGAGAAAAGCTAAATACACTATAAAAACGCTGTAACAATCGGGTTGCAGTAAGAGCCGATAGGGGCTATTCGTATGGAAAACATACGGGTAGTCCCTATTTTTGTTTACACGGAGGTTTTTCTCGTGCTTGAAAATGATATTGTTCGCCTTACTACTTGTGATAGCCTTCATGGTCGGCGAAAGATACTAACGAACAAACAAAAAATAACCAGCGACAACGTTGTGTCCGTGCTTGAGGATTCGCTCGGTTTCGACAACGCAAATGTCGCGGAAATAAATTACTTATATGACGTTTATCGCGGAATAATGGATATCCGCTATAAAGACAAAACCGTAAGACCCGACAACAACAACAAGGTCACTATCAACCTTCCGAACAAGATAGTCACTTTTAAATCTTCGTTCTTCCTCAGTTCTCCCATTCAGTATGTAGCGGCGAACGGAAAAGAGGATATATCCGACAAGGTAGCTTATCTGAACGTTCTTATGACTTCCGAGGGAAAAGAATCAAAGGACAAAGAGTGCTCCGACTGGATGCATATCTGCGGAGTTGAGCCGCGAATGGTTCTTCCCGACCCCGACAACGAAAAAGACGGAAGTCCCGCAGCTCTTTATTCCCTCGACCCGAGAGAAGCGTTCGTTATCTACTCTTCCGGCATTGGCAGAAAACCTCTCGCGGGTGTACTGAAACAGTACGACGAGGACGATAACCTCATTTACTACGTTTATGTTCCGGAAGGAAGATATACCGTAAAGGGTAATGACGTTGTAGACTGGCTTGCTTACGACTTTGGGCGCGTTCCGATAGTGGAATATCCGCTGAATGAAGCTCGTATGGGAGCGTTTGAGACGGTTCTCTCGCCTATCAACATGATAAACACTCTTGAATCCGCTCGTGTTGACAATGTTGTTGACTTTGTGAATGCCTATGACGTGTTCCAAAACTGCGAAATCGACGAGAACACATACAAGGAGCTTGCAAGGGGCGGTCAGTGTATCTGCATCAGAAGCGGTCAGGGAACGGAAGCAAAGGTTTACCGCATATCCTCCGAAATCTCTCAGACGGGCGTTCAGACGGAAATAGACGCGCTGTATGACTACATTGATGAAATAACGGGTATGCCGACAAGAGCCGGAGATTCAGCCGCGGCAGACACGGGCATGGGAACGAGATTCCGCAACGGTTGGCAGGACGCTTCCGCGAGAGCTAACGACACTGAAAAGCTATTTGCGCGTTCGGAAAGAGAGATTTTGAAGCTGATTCTCAAAATTTACAAAGACAAGGGTGTTCTCGACCTCGACCCGACTGACGTCAAGATTCAGTTTACCCGCGAAAACCTCACCGACATTCAATCGAAAGCACAGGTTCTTTGCGAACTGCTCAACAACGAAAAGGTTCATCCGCGCGACGCTTACGACATTTCCGGTTTGTTTACAGATGTAGAGAATGCATACCAGCGCGGTATGGAGTGGTATGAAGAAGCACAGTCCGAGCTTGAAAACAGCTTAGAAAAGGAGCTTGAGAATGCAAGAACGGTACATAACGACGGACAGAGCGATAGAAATACTGCGGAAGAAGACAATACGGCGGTTTGAAAAAGCTAAGTCCTCAATAAGACTTGCTAAATTCGACGAACTTCACGTTATAAAGACCGTCGCGGCACTCTACAAGAACCTTGATAACGATTTTCGGGACACGATGTTAGAACTTGCCTTTGCCATATATGAAGAAATAGGCGAAGAAGTAAGCCGATACGGTTACAAGGACATCGGAAAAATTTCCGCAAAAGCAAAAAAGACCCTTGTCGAGACTGTCCTCTCGTCTCCGAATTCCGTAACAAAGTACGAATACGAGAACGAAGTCTTAAGAAAGCGCGACAGGCTTTCAGAAGCTCTCAGGACACGTTCAGACGTTAACAGCGAGTGGAGACGTGCAGTAAGCCTATGGTCGAATATGACCGCCCAATACGCCGATATAGTGACTGATGAGACGGCGCTCAGAGCATACAAGGACGCGGGAGTTGAGTATGTGATGTGGGTAACGCAAGAGGACGAAAAGGTGTGCGAGATTTGCAAGCCGCTTGACGGAGAAATATTCCCTATTAACGAAGCACCCGACAAGCAACACTGGCATTGCAGATGTTACCTCGCACCTATAGAAAGAAAATAACGGATATACGGCTCATGCCTTAATATATCAGCGGCAGAGAAGTCGCTTTATAAAATTCGCAGACTGCGGAGATGCAGTATAAAAGCGCAAAAAAAACAGGTCAGAGAAGACCGAAAAACGCAAGGAGAATTTATTATGCCTAACATTGACACCTCAACAATCGAAGGATTCGACACAATGAGCGCGGAAGACCAGGTCAAGGCTCTTCTCGGACTTGATATCCCTGAAAAAGTCGACTTATCGGGATATGTAAAGAAAGAGCTGCTTGACAAGACCGCGTCTGACCTCGCGGCGGCAAAGAGAAGCCTTAAAGAGAAAATGACCTCCGAAGAAGCGGCTAAGGCTCAGTCCGACGAAGCAATGAAGGAACTTCAGGACAAATACAATGAACTGCTGAAAAAGACCTCTATTGCCGAGAACACCGCTAAATACCTGGAAGTCGGATACTCTCCCGAACTTGCAAAGTCTACCGCAGAAGCAATATTCAACGGTGACATGGACGCGGTTCTCGAAAATCAGAAGAAATATAACGCCGAATGTGAAAAGAGGTTCAAGGAAAATATTGAACGCGGGCTTCATCCGAACGGTGGGAGCAACACTGAAAAAGACAGTCCTGAAATTGCTCTCGCAAAACAGCTCGGCAAACGTACCGCAGAAGCTAATCAAGTCAATAAGAAAGCACTTGAACATTATATGAAGATTTAAAAGGAGATAGAAAATGAAGGTAAAAGAAACAAAGTCCGGCAAGATGTTCACTATTCTTGCGACTAATAACTACAATGCAATTCCCATTACAGTGGGTGGCACATCCCTTGTTAAAGCCGGAACTCCGCTCACAGCAGACGGCACAGCTCCCACAAGCGGTGTTACGGGTGCTGTAGGCGTACTTCTTTATGACGTTGACCCGACAGTCAATCCCAACGGTGTAATCGTTGTACAGGGCGTTATAGACGGTGTTAAAGCAAAGGCTCACTCCGGCATAGACATTTCAACTCTTGGCACTGCTGTTTCGGGACTTGTTATAAGAACCGACACAGAGACTAACGTTTAATTTGAAAGGAGACTTGAATAATGAATCTTAGCGAATTTATCACGCCGCGCGTAATTGCAGCCAACTATGAGCAGACAGCCTCTAACAGAATTCCATATTTCGGCGAAGGACTTTTCCCTGCCGAAAAGAAGACAGGACTGCGTCTTGCTTGGGTAAAAGGATACGGTGGACTTCCTGTTTCTCTCGCTCCTTCAGCTTTTGACGCTCAGGCAACTTATCGTGAGATTGGCGAACTTTCAAGATTTGAAACAGAAATGCCTTTTTTCCGCGCAGCTCATAAGCTCTCTGAAAATGACATTCAGGAATTCCTTCAGGTGCGAGATTCTAATGAACCTTACGCACTGGCTATACTTAATCGCACTTTTGACTATTTAAGAGACCTCATTGACGGCGCTCACGTTGTCTCTGAACGTATGAGAATGTCTCTTCTTTTCCCCGAAAGTGGCGATATGGCTATTTCAATAAAAGCGAACGGTGTAGCCTATGAATACGACTACGACCCCAACGATACATGGAAGACTAACAACTATTCTGCACTTACCTCTACAGCTCTTTGGTCAGCGGCTTCCACGGCAGACCCGATTAAGGACTTTGAGGATATGAAGAACAAGGCGGCTGACGTTTCAGGTTCTGAAATAAGATATGCCATTATGTCCGCTGCAACATTCAACCTACTGAAAGCCACTTCCGCTGTTAAGAACTCCATTGTTTCAACATCGGGCGTTGTTCAGAGCTATGTAACAGGCGCAAGAGCTTCCGATGTTATCGAAAACGAAACCGGAATCAGACCTATTGTTTACTCGAAGAAATATAAGAACGAAAGCGGTGCAACCAAATCATTCGTTCCCGACGGATATGTTACATTCATTCCCGAAGGTATACTGGGCAGAACTTGGTACGGCACAACTCCCGAGGAAGCGAGACTTATTTCCGGCGCGAACACAGAAGTCAGCATTGTTGATACAGGCATCACAATTACACAGAATGTACAAATTCATCCCGCCGTCACAAATATCTACGCTTCCGAAATCGTTCTTCCTTCCTACGAGAGAATGAACGAAGTTGTAACTCTCAAGGTAACTGCCTGATGATTTACCTCACACCTAAATATTCGGTTAATTACCGTGGTGTGTGGCACAATGCGGGAGAAAAGTTTGAGATATCTTCCTCCGATACTGCGGAACTTTCGGCGCACGGAGTGATAACCGAAGAAAAAGAAAAGACTGTTGTAGCGGAAGAAAAACCGAAGACAGCAACTAACACACGCAAAAAGAAATGAGAAAGGCGGGAGAAAATGACCGACATTGAACGCTTGAAAATCAGAACGGAAGAAAGTGATACACGCATTCTCTATGAGCTGCTTGAAAGCGCGGAAAATATCATAATCTCCCGCCGTTTCCCCTTTGGGGGAGAGAATGCTACATTTGAAGAACGGTACAGAGACCTCAAAATACGCATAGCGGAAGACATGTACAACAGGCTCGGCGCGTCTGGGCAGCTCTCTCATTCCGAAAACGGAATTGACCGAAAGTGGAGTTCTGAATGGGTGTCCGAACAGCTTCTAAATGAAATCATTCCGAAAGTAGGCAGACCGACATGAGATGTTTGAAAAAGAACAAGCGTGAATTTTGGTATGCACTATATCTCGGAAACGAGGACGGAAAAGACGAAAACGGACTTTACACGGGAGAACACACTGCGAAATACTCAGTTCCGAAGAAGTACAAGGCTAACATATCGGCGGCTAAGTCGACTTCGATATATGGCGACGTTATAGTTGAAACGTTCGGAACGGATATACAGTACGACAAAATTATTGTGATAGATGAACCGAATTTTGAGATTGACGAACACACCGTATTGTTCATCGACAAGCCTTTAACATATGACGCGAACGGGCGCATGGAATACGACTACATTGTGACAAAAGCTGCACGGTCGTTAAACAGCGTTTCCTATGCGATAAGGCGGGTGACGGTCGACGGATGATAAACATCAGAATAAGAAACACGTGGAAAGTCGCGCGTCAGATAAAAGACTACACGCGCAGTCTCGGAGCAAAACTGAACACGTTTCTTGAAAAACTCGCCGACATAGGCATAACGCAGGCGGCAATCCATTTTCAAAGTGCGGAGTATGACGGTGTAAATGATGTTGTGGTTGATTCTTCGCCGACATGGCTTGACGAACATACGCTTGCCATCAACGCTTCAGGTGAATCAATACTGTTTATCGAATTCGGAACCGGCGTATATAATCCCGTGACGCATCCCAAGGCTGACGAACTCGGCATGATTCGTGGTGCATACGGTAAGGGCTACGGTCAAAACTACACATGGTACTATCGCGGAGACCCTGGAACGAACGGTGAAGACCTCGGCAACGGAAGAATAAGAACTCACGGCAACAATGCCAACCGCTGCATGTGGGACGCTTCCGAGGAAATGCGCCGAAGAATATACGACATCGCAAAGGAGGTGTTCTCATGATTGACATTGAAAACGTGCTTTACACGGAGCTTTACAATGCGCTCAAAGAGAAGTTTCCTGCTCTGTCTATATCGGGCATTGAAGAGCGTTTGCCCTCATCATTTCCGTTTGTGAGCATTGTGGAAGCGGACAATCTTGTGCGTTCGGACACGATTGACAGCTCTAACCGCGAGAATCACGTGAATCTGCTTTATGAGGTGAATATTTACTCCAACAAAGTGGGAGAGCGCAAAACGGAAGCGAAATCAATTCTCGCTGAAATAGACCGACAGCTCACCATGCGCGGATTTTTGAGGACTGCGGCGCAGCCTGTTTCTTTAAACGACGGCACGATTTACAGAATTATCGCACGTTATACAGGATGTGCGGACAAGAATAATGTTATCTATAGGAGGTAATTTAGATGGCTATACCTACCCCTGTAACCTCGATGGGCGTATTCCTGATGAAGAAAGACACAGGAAGCACATACACAAAGCTCATTGATATAAACTCTTTCGGCGACCTCGGCGGTACTCCCGAAACGCTTGACGCTACAACTCTTTCGCATTACGTATCTGTCAGTGTACTCGGCATTCAGCAGCAGGAAAGCATTGAGTTTGAAGCTAACTACACTAAGACGGAATACAAGGCTCTTGAGGCAGGTCAGAACACCGAAACAGACCTTTCCGTTTGGTTTGGCGGTACAAGTGCGAACGACGGCACATACACTGCAACAGGTGTTAACGGCAAGTTCAATTTTAAGGGAATGTACTCTCTTAAAGTAAACGGTGCGGGAGTAAACGAAGTTGTTCATTGCACCGTCACCGTAACCGCACTGACAGCCCCCTCACTTTCAGACGATACCTGATTAAAGAAAGGAAATATAAACCATGGCTAACAGAACTACAATTCAGTTTGAATACAACGGAACAGCATATACCCTCGGCTACACAATTGCGTCGCTCAAACGACTTGAGAAAAGCGGATTTTCTTTCGGAAACCTTGAAGACCATCTTCTGACGGCGCAGGAAGACCTTTTCTGTGCGGCTTTCGATGCTTTCCACAAAAATGTACCGAGAAATGAAAGAATGGCTATTTACAAGGAATTTGCCAATTCGGAAGACGGAGAGGAAGGCGAAACTGCAAACACTCTTTCCGACATTCTTTTCAGAATGGTAAATGAGGTAATCGAAGAAATGTCTCCCAAGGGAAACGTGAAGTGGAAGACGGTGAAGGGATAACACCATCTTCCGGCGATACGGGCATAACTGACGCTGAACCGACAGTTGACAAGCCGTGGTTTGCGGAGTATGCGGATAATCTGTGCTCCTACTATATGTCTATAGGAGTTCCCTATGACACATACTGGGACGGAGACTTTACAGAACTTCGCTACTACCGAGAAGCAGAAGAATACAGACAGGAGCGAGATAATTATGCGGCGTGGTTACAAGGAATCTATGTATACGAGGCTGTAGGTTGTCTCGCTCCTATTCTTCATGCTTTTGCAAAACGCGGTACAAAGCCCGGCAAATATCCCGAAAAGCCGTATTCCGTAACCGAAAGGCAGAGAAAAGCCGAGGAAGAAGCGGAAAAAGCTAAAAAACAAGCGGAAGTACAAAATCAAGCGTTCTCGTGGCTTTCCGCTATGCGACAAAAATTCAGTGGAAAGGAGAACAAAAACAATGGCTGACGGAACAATAGACAATCTACAAATAGTAGTCACTGCCGAGACAAAGAAAGCGGAAAGCGCGCTGAAAAATCTTGTGAAAACGCTCGAACCGTTCAAAAAGTTTGCAAGCGAAATGAGTTCGGCAAGCGGCATCGACAAGATGGTTGATACAAACGGTATTAAAAACGGCACGTCTGCACTTAGGAAAATGAGTGAAGAAGCCGCGAAGGTATCTAAACAATACAAAGTTACTGTAGGCTCTTATAAGCAGCTTATTGCGATGAGCAAAAAGTTGAAATCAAGCAGCGGGAAAATCACAGACGATTATGGCATAACGGAAGCTGTCAAAAGATATATGGACGCGAGAAAAGCCAAGATGAGCGGCAGCGGAATTAATACCGGCGGAATGTCTGTGCCGTTTGATTGGGAAAAGTTCAATGCCAAAGCGAAAAGGCAAAGAGCTGAAATACAAAAAGCTATGTTCGGTTCAACGCTTGATTCCATGTTTGCCAAACCGACTGCGGCGATGAATAAGCAGTTTAACGACATACTCAAGTCGGCGGGCAAAGAGACAAGTCAAAGCGACATACTTGAAAGCCTTATCAAAAACGCGGAACAGCTTGACACCGTAGAAAAACCGCTTGCTTCGATATCGGCGAAATTTGGCGAACTCAAAGCCAAAGCAAAAGGTGCTGCGAAGTCCATAAAAGACCTCGGCAAACAGATGAGCAAGAGATTCAAGAACTCGGTTCTCGGTGAGACTATCGGCAAGGTTGCGGGTTCACTTGAAAGAATCCTTCGTTATCGTACCGTGAATGAGTTCTTGAAACAGATTGCAAAGGCATTCAGCGAGGGCGTAAACAACCTTTACCAATACAGCAAGGCGGTCGGGACTGACTTTGCAAGCAGTATGGACAGTGCCGCCACTTCTCTGCAATATTTCCGAAACTCTGTAGGTGCTATGACAGCTCCGATACTCAACGCGCTCATTCCCGTATTCGATTCGCTCATTGATAGAATAGTCGAGGGTGTAAACTGGTTGAATCAGCTTGTCGCGAAAATGACTGGGGCTTCTTCGTGGACTAAGGCTATTCGCCAGCAGAAAGAATATGCGGAAGCGGCTAAGGATTCGGCGGCGGCTCAAAAACAGCTCCTTGCGGGATTTGACGAGCTGAACGTTATATCAAGCACGGGCAGTTCTTCCGGCAAGACCACACCCGACTACAGCGGAATGTTTGAAGAGGTGTCAATGGAGAACATATCGTCAAGCGTCACGGAATGGTCGGACAGACTTCTTGACACATGGGCGAAAATCAAAGAGTATGCAACAGAAATTGTGGCGGCTCTTCTCGGCATAAAGGTATCGGAGCTGTTCGGGGGCGGGTTGAAAGAATCTGTAGGATTAGCGTTGTCATTCTCTGGATTTGCTCTTGAATATGACGCGGTAAAGAAAATCGCTAATGGCGAAGCGACAAAGAAGGATTTCCTTGATATGGTTAGAGGTGCATTGCAAGGTATAGCCGGATTAACAGTCGCTTTTGGCGTAAAAGGACTTGTCATTGGTTTACTTGCAAGTGCCGCAGTTTCTCTTTATTCATGGAAAACCACAATGGATGAAAAAGCGAAAAGACAGTTTGAAAACAGCGAACTCGGCAAATTGCTAAGCGGAATGAATGAAAAACATGAACAGCGCGTAAAGCTTATCGAGGAAATTGAACTTGATATATCGCAAGCCGACCAAAAAATAGAAGATATAAAAGGTAAGTACGCCGAATTGCGTGTGTTGCTTGACCAAGCGTTTACTCTCAACGAAAAGTCGGACAAGACTATAACGGACACACAGACACTCGCAGGACTTGTAGACACAATCAATAGTTATGGAGATGTGACACTTGAATTCGACGGAACTCAAATAACTACCGCCAAGGACGAAGCCATGAAGTTGCTCGATACTCAGTATAAGCTTGACATGATGGATGCTTATTCAGATGCGCGAAAGCAATACTATAAAGATTTAGCAAAAGCGACAATAGAATACAACGACGCTCTGTCTGATTATAATACTTTGCAAGACGAGTATAAGGATGTTCAACAGCAGATATATGATAAGCTTCCCGATGCTATAAAAAAGTGGAATAATATCAACAGCGCACAGGACATCAATATAAATAACGTCGACAAGCTGATAGGAGACAAGTTCCCAAAATTAAAAACAGGGCTTGTAAACACCTACGGGGCAATGAAGGACGCTGCTACCGATTCTCATGAACTCTCCAAAAAAATGTACGATTTACAGACAAAAGCGGACGATGCAACAAATCAAATAGACCTGCTGACCGATTCGGTGAATGCATTGGATGGCAAATCTGCTAATGTTACAATCGCAGTAAATGCCGATTTCAGCAAGGTTGAGGAAGCGAGAGAAAAGATTCGCAAGACTAAGACAGATTCCATTGTTGACGATTTGCTTTTCGGTTCTCTCGATAATCAGTTTGCGGACGGCGGTTTCCCGACTATGGGACAGTTATTCGTTGCGCGTGAAGCTGGACCCGAACTGGTAGGCACTATAGGCGGAAGAAACGCTGTTGCGAACAACGGTCAGATTATAGCGGGCATTCAGGCGGGTGTCACAAACGCTATGAACGGCGTACTCCGCGCGAACAGTTCCGGTTCGGACAAGGATACCGCAGAGCAGAACAAACTTCTTAGAGAACAAAACAGACTGTTACAAAAGATTGCTGACAAGGAACTTTCGATTTCTCCGTCTGTTGCTTTGGGACGCGCGGTAAAACGCTCCCAGAAGATGGTTGAACAGGTTACGGGTGGTTAAACATGATATCATTACTCAATTACACAATGGGAATAAAGTTCGGGGGGGTTAGTATTCCCGACCCTTCCGAATGGAATCCCTCAATAGCAGACGTTGATGAAAGTGCTGAGAGAGACGCGACATCTGTTTTGCACAGAAACCGTGTGGGACAGAAGATAAACTTCGGTTTCAAGTGGAACTGCCTGACGTGGGCGGAAATGGCTTCAATACTCAACGCCGTCAATTCCGACAGTTTCACGGCAGTCTGCCCAGACCCGTATCAAAAAGGCGGTACGCGCTCCGGCACATACTACGCGGGCGACAGGTCGGCAACAACAAAATACTACTGGATTGACAAAGAAGAAGTTGCGCGGTTCGATTTGTCGTTCAACATCATTGAATTTTAGGGGGGGATAACGTGTCGCAGGCTTTATCCAATCTTGCCGTAGGCTCAAAAGTCAAGTTCGGCAAGTATCAAGTGAACACAGAGGAAGCGCAGCCTATAATATGGACTATTGTTGCGAAAAATCATGTTTCCACTCCCGCTTATCCTTCGAACTCGGTAACTCTTCACGCCGCTGAAATCCTTGATTTAAGGTGCTTCGACGCAGAAGAGCCGAGTAACAGCAATTCTGATAGGCAGAAATACGGTAACAACCGTTATTCAGTCTCCAACCTCGACCAATGGCTCAACAAAGATGCCGCCGGAGGCGCATGGTATAGCGCAGCTCATAGCGCAGACCATTCTCCCGATACTACGGCGGGTACAGGTGGTTACGGCACTCAGTACGCAGCTCGCCCCGGTTTTCTGAACGGTTTTACCGATGATGAAAAAGCCGCTATTCTCTCGACAACCATTCGTGTTGTCAAGCCGAGTATAGACGGTGGCTCTTATGAGGATGTTGTACGCAAAGTATTCCTGCCGTCCACAACCGAAGTCGGTCTCTCGAATGAGAACAGTATCGCCGAAGGTGCGGCGTGGGGTTACTACACGAGCAATACCGCTCGTATCGGGTATGTTACGCAGCAGTGTTTCAGTAATACCCCTTCGAGTTCCAAACCTTCGAGCAAGACTACCGCTTGGTATTGGTGGCTGAGAACGCCTCACCACTCGTTCGCCAACATCGCTCGGGGTGTCAACTTGGATGGTAGTTTGGGCGGCAACAATGTTTACCGTGGTAACTATGGTGTTCGTCCCGCTTTGAATCTTTCCTCTTCCCTGCTCGTTTCAGACACTACGGATTCAGACGGATGTTACACGGTCATGTTTGCAAGTGCTTTAACACCTCCCGCAACACTGACTATACCGAAGTTAGTTAAAGGTAGAGGTGCTCTTATTAAGTGGTCGGCGGTCGACGGTGCGGATTCGTACATCTTGCAGAGAAAAACCAGCGCGGACGGTTCTTATTCTCAAAGATACAGCGGCACAAACACTTATTTTGACGACCAGATACAAACGCGTTACACAGTATATGGCTATCGCGTATGTGCGGTATCGGGAGAAACGCAGTCCGATTGGAACACAAGCGATGACATAACCGCCATATCAGCACCTAATCCACCCGGCTATCCTGTAATTCCTGACACTATTAACGTCGGAGATACTTATACAGTAACGTGGACAGCCCCCTCGGTTTCAGAGGTGGAAGGATATGAACTACAGCGCAAAGTAGATGATGGAGACTATATTACCGTTTACAAAGGCGCGAACCTGTCATATACCGATACGGCTCAGCCCACATGGACTAAAGTGCAGTACAGAGTTGCGGCTTATATAGACGGAGATGTATATTCCGCAACGTGGTCGGGTTCGGACATACGAACGATTGTCGGCGGCACTTCAACTGTCCCGTCAATGCCCGAGACTATAACCGTTCCTGCCCTCACTGCGGGAGAGTCGGCAACAATCACATGGGCGGGTGTTTCAAATGCGGCGGGATATGCGCTACAACGTTCTGTGGACGGCGCAAGCTACATGACGGTATATCGGGGCGAGAACACATCTTACATCGACACAGTAGGCTCTGCGTGGCTTACAGTGCAGTATAGAGTATGCGCTTACGATTCAAACAACAACAGTTCGGACTACAAGACTTCGGACGTGATGAGCGTTGCTCAACCTATCGCGAGTTTACTTGAAGCTATACGCGCTCATACCGAACAGGATATCAAGATAACTTTTGCCGACAACACGGTTCTCGGAAAGGCTGACGTTGCGATAACGGGTGATGGTGTTAAGATTACGGACATTCTGAACGGAGATACTGACTATACCTTTGGCAAAGCTGTTTGTAAACAAGTTGAAATGACGTTGTTCAATGTTGACAACAAGTTTAACAACTTCGATTTTACGCAGGAATTTACTTTGCAAATAGGCGTTAAGGTCGGCGCGGCATTTCAGTATGTGACGGTCGGCGTTTTCAAAGGCGAGAGACCCGACAAAGTTCGCGGCAAGCTCATAGACTTTACCGCTTATGACCGTATGCAGAAGTTTGAAGTTTCTGCTTCGGATTTCATCGAAAACATGACGTTCCCCGTCACTCTCGGCGCGGTTTTCTCTTCCCTTTGCGCCGCAGTGGGTGTTGAACCTATCACGACAACGTTTACAAACTCTACAAAAAACTTTACTTTCAATCCGTTCTCAACCTCGGACTACACGGCGCGTGAAGTGCTTGCGTGGATTGCGGAAGCGGCGGGCTGTTACTCGAGAATAAATGCGGATGGCAAAGTTGAGTTAAACACATTTACAACAAACTCCTACAAAATTCTCAAAACAGACCGATTTGAGATGAGCGAGAGTGAATTTGAAACTCCCGTTATAGGCAAACTCGAATGTTACACGTCATACGGAGACCAGCTCGTGACTGCGGGGACGGGAACAAACACCTATGTTATCAGCGACAATCCGTTTCTGTACATCGAGAACGACACGGAAATATCTGCGCTACAGCCTTATGTAAACGCGATTTTTGCAAAGGCTTCACTCTTCCCTGCTTATTCTCCTATTGCGGTACGTGCCGAATGGTATCCCGAAATTAAATGCGGAGACATTATCACTGTAGTTAATGATTATGACGAGGTGAAAACGCTCCCGATATTCTCCCAAACAATCAAGTGGAATGGATTCGGCAAGGTTGAGTATGAATCAACGGGCGGACTGTTACGCGAGATTGAGCCGGTACAGCAACGCGAACTTGAAGCAATCAAGAAGTCAATGCTACGCGACACGGATTTGTCTACAGCTGTAGAGAGCTATCTGAACACGCAGGAGGGCAAAGCTTCTATTACCTCTGCTGTAGAGGGTAAATTCGTTGAGGTGTCGAGCGGAAGCACGATAACTACAACAACGGCAATCGAACAGCTTATACAAAAAACCGAGAAAGGCATTGAATCAAAAATATCCCTATCAGCTTCCTACGGTTCGGGAACAATCGGTTCAAACGTCCGCGCGCTGCTGACTTTGTTTGCAAACGCCGACAGTTCATCCATACGTCTTTCTGCGAACGCGCTTGACCTTACGGCTACGGAAACTGCGGGAAGCACGTCCGCGGAAGAAGTCGGAACTTACGATGGGTATCCAGATCCTGACGGAAATGTTCCTGTCGGCGACGCGAGTATTGCCGACTATGAATTCACAAAAACCTCAGACGGATATTACACTTCACAAAACGCGCGAGTACACAAATCTTTCTCATACGGCGGTTTAAAATTCAACTTTACAAAATCAACGGCAATCACTATACGCTGTATCTCATATGGAGAAGCCGAATACGACTACGGCATTGTTTCAAATCTCGACACAATGCTTGAATGGGACAATAAGGCTGATGCAACAGGTGTTAAAAAAGCGTTCTCGGGCGAAAATGAATCAAGTTCGAGTTACGTTGACTTGACTATGACTGTACCGCCTGGAAGTCACTTTATCACGTTCAAGTACATCAAGAATTCAAGCGTACACAAGAACGGCGATTACTTCAAGATAAAGTGCTTTATTCAGAAAACTTCGCGCGGCAAGGCTACAATATCTCTGAAAAGCGGAAATGTTCAAATTTCATCGGCTGATATCAATTTCAACGGACTTGTAACGTTTACAGACCTGTCAACAAGCGGTGCAACAACAATAGACGGCGGCAATGTCACCACAGACAACCTTTATGTCAACAAGGTATTTTTTGCGGAAAACGAGAACTACACTATTGTCACATCAAAGATGAGCGCACAAAACGGCGTTGTTCAAGTCGGTGTACAGTCTCCAATATCGGGAATGGCGGCGTTCCTTGAATTGTATGGTTCGTTTATCTATTTTATAGACCCAGACAGTTCGTCTACAAACTATCAGTTGCAGGTGCAGACAGCTAACAGGAAAATAATCCCCGGAGGTAACGGATATTGGGATATAGGAGGTGTGCAAAACTATTTCAAAAAGCTATATGTCGAAAAAATAATCTTTGGTGACAACTCATCTCAAACAACAGCACCCTAAAGGAGATACTATAACATGAAAATGTCAGATTTAATCTATGCGCAGGAAGCGTTCAAAAAACTGTGTGCGCAGAACCTGTCGCTGAAAACGTTATATAGGCTCTTCGGCTTTCTCGACAAGATAGAAGCGCAGATGAAGTTCTACGACGTTCAGCGAATGCGAATCCTCGGCGAGTATTGCAGGCTCGAAAACGGCAGATATGAACCTATTGCGGAAACGGAAGCTGAGTTCAACCAAAGATTCAATGAGCTTATGAACCTTGATGTTGACCTCGGAGACACCGAACTTCCGATAGAAATATCGGAAAACGAGGAAATAAAACTATCCTACAGTGACTTAACCACGCTAAGAAAATTCATCAAGCTCACAGGAGGTGAAAATGAATGCTAACCACAATACACATCACGGTGTGTGACAGAGTGCCGACAATCACGGCTGGCGAGGACGTTATATCGCACAACTCGGACTACGTCGCGAAATTTGAGTTTGACGAAGAATGGCGGGACAAGGTAAAAACCGTATACTTTGTCTGCGAGGACGGCAGCTATCAGGCGGTTGTGATGAGCGGAAACTCATGCGACGTACCTATGATGGCGGGAGAACACAGGCGTATATTTGTCGGCGTGCAGGCAGGCTCAGCGGAAAAACCGAGTGTACTCAAAACCACGCGCCCGTGCTGTCTCAAAGTCAAAGACAGTATCGCGGACTACCTCGGCGAGCCTATACCCGACCCGACGCCCGACGTATACCAGCAGATTATGGCAATGCTCAACAACCTCACTACCCCCAAATGGGAGATGGTGCAGAACAAGCCGTTTACCACGCTCGGGGACGGGCTGGCGGTGGACGAAAACGGCGTGCTGTCCGCAGAGGGGGGCGGCTCGCCTGAAGACATACAGAACGCGGTCAACAAATACCTCGATGAAAATCCGGTTAGCGTAGATATCGCGACTACGGAAAAAGCGGGCATTGTCACTGTCGGAAAAAACCTGTCAATCACGAAAGACGGCGTATTGTCAGTAGATACTACCAATGACGCCGAGCAGGACAACACCAAACCTATCACATCGGCGGGGGTTAATCTCGTCGTGGGAAACATTAACGCATTACTTGCGATTATTTAACGGAGGATTTAGAAAAATGGCAGCAACAACATCGGAACTTTTAACGGCACTCACCAACGCGCGAAACACTATACGCACAAAGCTTGTCGCACTCGGGCTTGTGGCGGCTACGGCAAAACTTGCGGACTGTGCTACGGCAATCGACGGCATAGACAATAACGGTGCTGTGTCGGCACAGGTCAAGGAAGGCGAGAGCTACACCATCCCTAAAGGTTATCACAACGGCAGCGGCACTGTGCAAGGTGTCTCGGGCGGCGGCAACTACAACACGCAGGCTAAGACTGTAACGCCGACCAAAAAGCAGCAGCAGGTTACACCGGATGCGGGATATTATGCGCTATCCGGAGTGACGGTTAATGCAATACCGGACAATTTTAACGACACATCAGCGGTAACGGCGACGGAAGGTGACGTGCTTGCTACAAAGACCATAGTCGGAGCGGATGGCACTACTATTGCGGGTACAATGCCTAACAACGGAGCTGTCGAAAAGTCGCTCAGCGTGACAGACACGTCCTATACCGTCCCGAAAGGCTATCACAGCGGCACAGGCAAGGTATCAATCACAACCGAGACAAAAACAGCTACTCCGACAGAAAAGGCGCAGGACATTACGCCGACCGCGGGAAAAGTGCTGTCTAAGGTTACAGTAACCGCCATCCCTGCGAAGTACAAGGACGTGTCCGGCGTAACGGCAACCGCAGACAAGGTACTTGACGGAGCTGTTTTTGTCGACAGCACAGGCGCGGCTGTTGAAGGCACTATGGTTAATCAGGGTGCGAAGAAGCTCACCATCGACGGACTTACTACTTTGAGCGCAACTATCCCCGCAGGCTATCACAACGGTACGGGTACTGTGTCTCTCACCGACGATATCCGCGCGGCTCTGGCGGCTATATGAGGTGAGTTATGAGCGTACAAACTGAAATAACGCGCATTAACAAGGCTAAAACCGATATCATTGCGGCGATAAACGAAAAAGGAGTAGCAACTTCGCCAACGGCAAAAATTGAAACTCTCGCAAATGACATTCGCAACATCAAATCAGGCGGGGAGGATTGGGAACTTATATCAAGTTACACAGCAAGTTCGCAAGAGTCTTTGTCGACGTTGAAGTTCAACAGCTATCCAGACAACAAACCACTTACTTTAAGAAAATTTGTTTTGTATTTTACAAGTTTGATAAATCAAAAATCAGATATAACCATCCTTGTCACAGGACAAAATGATTTGGAGCATAGTTGGGGAATAACATACGGATATCAGAAAGCTTATCCTGTATCATTTCTGTTTGAAATCGCGGGAAGTATTTTGATTTGTGATGGCACTTATTATCAGACTGCAAATTTCACAAACCCGTATCGCGGAAATGCATACGATAACAATTTTGAATCTGTAGGGTTTATCGCGGTATCATCTGCCGCAAGTAATGGTATTGTTATGTCTGCTGGCTCAAGTTATTATCTCTATGGAGTAAAGGCATAAAACTATTGAAATACGGGGTATTAAAAAATGAAAATTTGCGAAAACGGAGTAGTCCGCGAAATGACGGCGGAAGAAGAAGCACAGTACAACGAAATGGCAGCAAGAAAAGCGGCAGAAGCGAAGCACCGCCCGCTCAGCGAGAGCGAAGTCCTGTCAATGCTCATCACGGCGCAGATTAACACCCTGTCAGTCGACGACGCTACGGCGGTACGAATGACGGCGTTTTATCCCGAGTGGGCAAAAGACACGGCGTACACTGTCGGCTACAAGGCGCAGTATCTCGGCAAGCTCTACAAGGTCATACAGGCGCACACCTCGCAGGAGACGTGGACACCCGATATCACAGCAAGCCTGTACGAAAGGATTGACGAAGTACACGACGGTACAAAGTATGACCCGATACCGTATGAGGGCAACATGGCTCTCGTGAGCGGCAAGTATTACATCGAGAACAACGTGACGTACCTCTGTAACCGCGACACCGTCAATCCTGTGTATAACAAACTGAGTGAGCTGGTCGGAATCTATGTGGAGGTTGTGGAAATATGAAAGAGGTCGTAATGATAATTTTGAAGTGGCTCATCCCTGCTGTGTGCGGCGGTATAATCACATGGGCGGTCACTTACAACAAGCTGCGAAAAAAGCGTGAAAGTGCGCTCGAGGAAGGTTTAAAGTGCCTTCTCCGTGCAGAGATAATCCGCAATCACGACAAGTATCTCGACAGGGGATATTGCCCGATATATGCAAAGGAAGCTCTCAAACGCGCCTACGCGGCTTACCACAACCTCGGCGGCAATGACGTTGCGACACAGCTCTATCATCAAGTGATGGACTTACCGACAGACCCGCCGCACGACGGAGGTAACGCGCAGTGAAAATGAATCTGCCTTACAAGAGCGGCAAGGTCACGCTCACATCACACTTTGGCTGGCGCACGCTCAACGGACAGCGCGACTACCACAAAGGCGTAGACCTCAGCGGTACGGACAAAACGCTTGTTGCGCCTTGTGACGGAGTTATCGGCTCGTCGACAATCATCACGGACAAGTCTAATCTCACATGGCAGTGGGGCAACTACATTCGCATAGACACGGCGGACGGACTTAAGATATTCATGTGTCACATGGCGGCGCGAAAAGTCAAAGTAGGTCAAAAAGTCAAGGCGGGGGACGTGGTCGGAATCGAGGGTAACACGGGGTACTCCTTCGGCAGTCACTGTCACTTTGAGGTCCGCAAAAACGGCGAATCCGTAGACCCTACTCCCTATCTCGGCATACCTAACGAGTGGGGGCAGTACGATATAAAATCCACATCAAAAGGAGAAAAAAACGTGAATACAAACATCAGTCTCGACGTGTCCGGCAAAAAGGGCAATACCAACATCAAGGACAGCTATGACAAGGACGGCATCACATACACCCGCGCGAAGAATTTTGCAATCCTCTATCACGACGCGGACAAGCGCAAGGGCGGCGTGAAGAGATATATTAACGGCGGATTTTTCGCAAACTACCGCTCGGAGGACGGCGAGGTGTACACGCTCCCTGTCGCTAACCTTGCCTGCGATATCAAGGACATTCCGGTGGCGGCAAAAGGAAATCTTTTTGAACACGTCTACGGCAACCACCTTGTGTACAGTATCGCCGACAACGCGACGAAGCAGTTTGCGGGCAAAAAGGTATCTACCCTGCTCGTGCCGTACTCCGGCAAGCCGACAATCGAGTGCGTTGACAAAATCCCGTCGGGAATCAAGTACGCCGTCAGCGGAGTGCCTGTTGTGGTCGACAAAAAGCCTGTCGATATGAGCTACGTTAACGCGGAGGGCTGGGACGGCTCCACCACATACGGCACATCAAGAAACATGCTCGGCATCAGGGGCGGCGAGATATGGGTACTCACTCTCAAGACCACCTCGGCAAACTACATCAAGTCCGGCGAGGTTTGGCGAAAGATACAGGGCGAGGGCTTTGAGGACGTTATTGCTCTTGACGGCGGCGGCTCGTACATCCGTGTCGAGGGAATCAAGAGACGGTCAACGGGCGGCAGTCGTGCGGTTAACAATATTATCGCGTTTTAACGCAGTTTTAACGCAGTTTTAACGCAATCATGAAAAAGAAGGACGTTGAATACTCAAAGAGAACGCTGTCCGCAATTGTGAAGCTGTGGTTTGCGGGTGCGATTTTCGGTATGTGCTATCTTGTGGTGCAGCTGATAATCGCTCCCGACATGGCATCTCTTGAAGGACTGCTGACATACATCGGCGCTCCCATGGGCTGCGGCGTAGTGGGTTATCTCATCAAGTCGGCGATGGAAAACCGCGAGAAAATCAAACAGGAATATCACTCCGACTACGGAGAGGAAGAAATAACTTATGAAGATGAAAAAGGAGAATAATATGGACAACAAAATCAACTGGAAGCAGAAGCTTACCTCAAGAAAGCTGTGGGTGACTATCATTGGTATCATCATCGGTGTGGCAATGTCGTTTGGCGTGGGTGAGAGCGACTACGGCGAGATTGCGGGCAAGGTTGCGGGTGCAATTACGGCGATATCCTCAATTATCGGCTACATCTACGGCGAGAGTAAAGTTGACGCGGCGCGGATTGACGCGGAGGGAATCAAAGGTATTATCGACACCGCCGAAAAGGAGGACAGCAAGGAGGGATAAGGTTGACCGACCATGCGAAACGCAGACAAGCGGTGCATAGTGTCGGCGATACTCAGGACATAGCGGACGCTATTGACCGATGCAATCTCAAGCCGGAGTACAAGCGGTTGCTCAAGATACTGTACGTTGACAACGGCTGTCTGGAGGACGTGTGCGAAGCGGTAGGGCGCGAGTATACCACCGTCTCAAAATGGCACAAGGCGGCTCTTGCGAAGCTCGTATACATCTTACATAAGTCCGGCAAGTTGTAAGCAAGTTAAAATAGGACTGGATTTAGACTGTTTTGGTGCTATATTTAGACTGTTTGGATTTGCAATGTGCGAAATCAAGTTTGAAAGCAAGTTATAGGCAAGTTAAATGCAAAAACAGTGCAAATAATCTGAAAATCTCTTGAAAGAAAAAATCTCTCTGCGATGGTACAATGGTATCAGATACAGAGAGATTTTTTGTATGGAGGATATATGGCGTACAACTTTGGTTACAACACAAATCCGTACTATAGCGGTTACAATCCGCAGATTCAGCAGCCGCAACCGCAACAGACAGCACCACAACCACAGGTGCAGAGCGGATTTATCTGTCGTCCGGTCACAAGCCGTGAGGAAGCACTCGCAACACCTTGCGATTTTATGGCGGCGGGAGTGATTATGCCCGATATGGCGCACGGCATGATATATCTTAAGAGATTCAACTCGCAAACCGGCGCGTCGGATTTTGCGGATTTTGCGTACACACCTCCGACAGCTCCGGCTAAGGACACAGCGGACTACACTCCCCGTGCGGATTTTGACAAACTTTGCGCAGCTTTTGCCGCTCTCCAATCGGAGGTGGAAAAGATGAAAAATCCCACTAAGGGAAAGAAAGAGGTAACGGAAAATGCCTAACCTTAATCCCGCAATGCTCGTAATGCGGGCTCTCGGTGCGGGTCAGCCGCTGAATAATATCCTCGGCAATCTCGCGGGACAGGGAGCACAGTACGCAAAAGCCGTCGAGCTTATCAAGGGCAAGGACGCGCACCAGCTCCAAACCATGGCACAAAACATGGCGAAAGAGCGCGGTATAGACTTAGGAGATTTAATGCGCGCCCTCGGTATCAGCAAATAACAACAAATACAAGCAAATATAAGCAAATATCAATAAATAACACTTCCCTTTTCGGTTTGACAGTCGACCTGATTAAAAAACTGTCCAAAAATTATTTTTGAACATCACGCGAAAGCGGATGAAATAAATCGAAAAGGAGAAAAACATGGGCAACGAACTTTTGACAGGCTTCCTTGCAGGTCAGGGAGACAGCAACAACCGTGACGGCGGATTCTTTGGAAACGAGGGGCTTTGGGCGGTAATCATTCTCGCCATCATCTTCGGCTGGGGACGTAACGGCTTCGGCGGAAACGGCGGCGATTCCTCGGGCATGGGCGCACTCCCCTACGTAATGGCGGCAGGCACTCAGGGCGGACTTACCCGCGCAGACCTACAGAGCGAGTTTGGATTCAACGGACTGGAGAATTCCGTCCGCGGCGTACAAAACGGACTTTGCGACGGATTTTACGATATGAATTCGTCAATGCTCAACGGCTTCCACGGCGTCGGCAACGCGATTTGCAACCTCGGCTATCAGACACAGCAGGGATTTAACGACACAAATGTGGCTATGATGCAGGGATTTAACGGTGTTGAGAGAGGACAGGCTGCTCTTGCGACACAGCTCCAGCAGTGCTGTTGTGAAAACGGCAGAGCGATGGAGCGCGGATTTGCCGATGTTGGCTACCGCATGGCAACCGACACTTGTGCGATTAACACCAACGCCGCTAACAACACGAGAGACATCATCGACGCGATGAATAGCGGATTCCGCGGCATATCCGACAGACTGACGGCGCAGGAAATCGCGGCGAAGGACGCGCAGATTGCGGCTCAGACACAGAAGATATTTGGACTTGAGCTTGCAGCATCACAGCAGGCACAGAATCAGTACCTTGTGTCTCAGCTCGGCTATAAGGCTCCCGTACCCGCATTCAACGTCCCCACACCTTGGCAGTACGGCAACTACAGCTGCAACTCCGGCTGCAACTCCGGCTGTTCCGGCTGCGGCAACTATTGATTCACAACTCCGGCTCTAAGCCGTGACCAACTTCGGGGGAGCGGCGTACCGCTTCCCTTTTGATTTTTTGGAGGTATAAAAAATGGCTTGTACTAATGTGTGCAGACTTTGCCCGCGCTTTATCCTGTCTCAGTCGGTGTCCTTTACCGGCGGCAACCTGATAATCAATCTTCCGGCGGGCGCGTATAACGCGGGTGAAAAATACTGTATCGTAGTCGCTCAGGCAATTCCGACGGCGACGACAATCAACGCTCCCGTGTACGTCACAATCGGAGACGGCACTACGCTATATCCGCTGACTAACCGTTGCTGCGCTCAGTTGACCGCTTGCTCGATAAGGACGCGGACGAGATACAGCGCGGTTGTAATCACCACACCGACGGGCGGCAGCTTTAGACTGCTCGGCAGACCCGCTTGTGCTCCAAACAACGACCTGCGCTCAATCAACGGCACAGCACCAACCACCACCACAACGGGAGGTGAAACCGTATGAAGAGGATGAATCCAAACTGGCTGCTCATGATGTCAAGCGGCAAGGACAAGCGCAGTGAATACGGCGGCTACGACAGACAAGAACGTGACTATGACCGTGACCATAGACCGCGCGATTATGACAGATACGATAGACGCGAGGACAGATACCCCGATTATGACCGCCGCCGTCAGCCTGACTATGACGAGTACGACGGCTACGGCAAGCGCGACTACTACGGTGAGTACGACATGAGAGACCGCCGCGATTATGACGGGCGTGAGCGCGAGAGTTACGGCAGACGCGGGAAAAAGCACGACAAGCTTACTCGTGAGGACGCGGACGAGTGGACGGAGAAAATGAAAAACGCCGACGGCTCGACCGGAAGACACTGGAATTTTGAGCAGACGGAGCAGGTGAGACGGCAGCACGGCTATGACTGCGACCCTGCCGAATTTTACGCTGCAATTAACATGATGTACTCCGATTACTACAAAATAGGCAAGGAGTTTAATCTCAACTCTGTTGATTTCTATGCGGCAATGGCTCACGCTTTCCTTGACGATGAGGATGCGGGAGAAGATAAACTCGCAAAATACTATGAATGCATAGTTGAGAAACATTGACAAATGTTGTGTAAACACGAGTAAATCTTAAAAGAGGATAGTTGTAAAACTACCCTCTTTTATTGTTTAATCTTCTGCAAGTTGATTTAATCGTTAAAGATATGAGCAATAAACACGCTTGTCTTTATAAGTGGTGCTTTAATAGAACTTAAGAATAGCAAGAAAAAACTGTAAAGAATGGGCGATTCTATACAGTTGGTTGCGGAACGTGATTGAGTTACATTAATTTCGTTTCCTTCAACAGTATACACTATTTAGTGTGGTTTGTTAATAGGTTTGTCAATCTTTCTTTAAGTTTACAAATGCTGTTCAACAAACCATTTTCGGCATTTGCCTAAAATACACTTCCCTGTCAATATGTTTGTAAATCAGTTTACCAATGCGTTGAAAAATGTTTATTTAGACGTTTGTCAATATTTAGAAAACATCTTGACAAGGCATGACAGATAGCTTAAAATTACAATATGGTAAAAATTTTCTCTTCTAACCGTGTATTCGCTTTTGAGTTTTCAACAGGCAAAATTTATGCGCTTTAGTTCGTGAAACAACATACTTATTACTTTTATAAGAGATACTTATTATTTTACTATTTTTATATAATTAAAGTAGGGAAATGTTAAACAGGACACTTAGTAACGATAAACAGGGCATTTGGTAACGGATAGCAGGACATTTGGTAACTGTAAAACAGGACACTTGGTAACGATAAACAGGACATTTGGTAACTGTAAAACCGAGAAAACACACGGGAAAATTGTTCTTTTGCAGTTTTCAACAAGGTTTTCAACAAGGTTTTACACAGAGTTTTCAACATGAAGGGAGTAACCATGGAAAATAGCGATAAAAAAATTAAAAATTTGGTTGTCAAAAAGAACGAACTAATTCAAAAGTCAAGATACGGAATGACAACACAGGAGCAAAAAGTCATATTGTATACGATAAGCAAGGTAAAACCAGATGATAAAGAACTTTATGAGTATGATTTCAATCTGCAAGATATGTGTGAAGCACTTGGAATTACTCAAAACGGCAAGAATTACAAGAATCTCCGTGAAACGCTGCAATCCATACGCGACAAGTCATTCTGGATAGTGGACGGAAATGTAAGAAAGCTATGCGCATGGATTACGGGCGCGGAAATATACGAAAATGAATCGCGGGTTAGGATTCAGCTTGACAAGCGGTTAGCGCCTTATTTGCTCGAACTCAAAGAATCGTATACGGCATATCAGCTTCAAACCGTGTTAAACATGGAATCGAAACACACTATACGTTTGTACGAGATACTTAAAAGCTATGCCAATATAGGCGAGTACACCGTTTCTGTTGAAAATTTGAAAACGCTTATGCAAATAGGCGGTTATTCGGATTTTATTGATTTTCGCAAGCGCGTAATCGACACTGCCGTTGACGAAATTAACGCCGTTAGTGATTTGCGTGTAGCCTATGAGCCGACGCGGACGGGAAGAAGTATAACTCATATTAAATTCTCAATCACAAAAGCAAGGAGCAATCCATGAAATACCTCACAATAGCCGAATTCGCCGACAGAGCCGGAGTGACAAGTCAATCGGTATATCAAAGAATTAAGCGGAACGGTCTTGAAGAATATATAGTGACAAGCGAGGACGGAGTAAAAAGAATCTCCGAGGATGCATTGAAACTATATAGCAACTCAAAAAAACAAGAAGCAGTTGCGGAAACCGCGTGTGACGCACCACAGGCTTGTGAGAGCGAAGAAAACGAAGGACACGAGTGTTTGAGCGCAGAAACAATAAAGAGCCTACAGGAGACTGTAGAAGCTCTCAGAAACGTAATTGACAGACAGGCAGACGAGCTGAAACAGAAGACGGAAATGCTTGACGAACGTGATAAGCAGATTGCAGACTACGCCAGCAAGTTCGCTGAACTCGCCCACAACGCGCTACAAACCGCTGTGCAGGCACAAACGCTCCATGCGGTCAGTGAATCGGATAAGTTTGTTAATGCGCCACAGAACGGCTCACAGAACGTCTCAGCCGGCAAAAAAACTGTTGCAGACGAGAATAACGTTGAGTCAACAAACGAATCCGATGTTGAACAAGGTAACAAGCGTAAGTTAAATTGGTTTGCAAAGCTATTTAGTAAACATTAAACGTGACAAACAATATATTACTAAACGTTGATAAATATGTTGACAAATGCGTTTAAACGTGCTATAATGTTGTCATAGGACAATGAATTCTGGTTGTTCTTCGTATTGAAACTCCTTTCTTTTAAAATATCCGAGCAAAAAGCGGGAGTGATGAACCGCCAACGGGCTGCTCGGATATCGCGCTATACGTTCAACGGCAGACGATACCGTAATGTGTACAACTGCGGTTCAACTCCGCAAAGCGCGGCAAACATGGTCGTTCGTCCTTTCGGTCGTGTTGTTTCAACCCGTGGCGGCTTTTAAAGCTGTCACACATGGGAACGGCGAATCGGTCGTTTGGCGGTCAACAGACTGCTTGCGAGGGTTCAACTCCCTCCGTTTCCTTTCGTGACTTCTGTCATGTTCCTCCTTTGTTTATGAATTTGCTGTGTAAAAGAGCACTCTTCTGGATGGGGGTGCTCTTTTACGTTGTTAAATGTTTGTCAACATTGAATGTGCGCCGATAAGTGCATAAATTTGTCGAATGTAAAACCAGTATATTTTTGTATCTGATTTTAATACGGAATATTAAACTCGGCTATTGCCTTCTCTCGAATAGCATGTTACACTTGAATTAGAAAATATTTCCAACAAAGAAGGGACAGACAGATGAAGCAATACAGATTTGAGTTAGCAAATATCGTAAGCAAACTAAACGACAAAGGCATAATCCTTCTTTTGCGCTTCGCGAAACTTCTCGAGAAAAATAAAAAACTTCTCAAATAAACACATTTTCTTCACAAAAGCTATTTACAAACAAGCGTTCGTGTGATATAATCGACAGCAGAATAAAGAAGGGAAGTGCAAAATGAAGGAACAAATTATAACCGAGATAGCAGAGATACTACAAAGCTACTCCGAGGAACGGCTAAAGCTGATTGTGCGACTTGTAACAGTTCTCGCCACAGCGACCGACAGAACAGCGGGACTTTCGGAGAAAGCCGTACTAAGCATTGCAAGACACGCAAAATAGAAAAGAGCAGGGAAGTGATTCCTTGCTCTCTTTTTTTATTCGGCTTCTCTTCCACAAATTTTAGCCCAGTGTTTTACGAACCATGCTTTAAATTCTGGGCAATCAACATTCGAACAACGACGTGCTCTGAAAAGCTGATTGCCTTGATATTTGCATTTTCCGCGTCCGCACGGATAGTCGGGGAATAGTTTTTGCATCTGTTCTATCGTTGGCAGTTCTTTCATATGCACCTCGCTTTAGAAAGGCAGGACTTCCGAATCGGGGTTTATGTCCTCGAATGCAGGTGTGGTGGCAGCTGTTTTCGGTTGGGTGTATGCGTCGGGAATGTAGCTTGACTGCGGAGCGGCTTGCGGTTGCGGCATTTCCGACTTTGCATCAACAAAATGTGCTTCGTCAGCGACAATGTCTGTAGCAAAACGCTTCTGTCCCTGCTGGTCTGTCCATGTTCTTGTCTGAAGAGTTCCTACTACGCAGATGGAACTTGCTTTTCTGAAATAGCGGGTGATGAATTCAGCCGTCTGCCGCCATGCGGTTACGTTGAAAAAGTCCGCTTTAGTTTCCTCTCCGTCTTTGCCGGAGTAACGTCTGTTGACCGCAACGGTAAATGATGTTACGGAAATACCGGACGGTGTGGTTTTCAGTTCGGGGTCTGCCGTCAAACGTCCTCCGAGGATAACGCGGTTAAAATTAAAGTTTGCGATAAGTCAACACTTCCTTTCAATTTTTAAGCAGTAGTGTAGCGGCTATGACCTCTGCCGCTATTTGTCCGTACATCATCGCCTTTATTTTCGGCTTAACAGGTTTTGCGTTCGGTGCTTCATATAGTGCAAACGCTCCGATGAAATAACCGACGGCATACCCATACAGCAGTATTGCGACGATTATTTTAATTATCTGCATTGATTTCCCCCCAGTTTGTCGATTTCGGGTATTCGATATCCGTTGCGCAGGTATTGTGCGTTTTTTTGTATTCTGTGCCAGTGTTCCGAAAACCATGCGTCAAACAACTGGCACTGCACGGTGCATATACAAGCGTTCGCTTTCTCGCTGTCTCCTTTGAAACGACAGTTTTCTCTTCCACACGGATAATCGGGGAACACGCTCTGCATATGCTCGCACGTTTCTATGCACTCTATCATATGCACCTCGCTTTAGAAAGGCAGGACTTCCGAATCTGGGTTTATGTCCTCGAATGCAGGTGTGGTGATATCCGTTGCGCAGGTCATATAGCCTATAGCGTCTATAAAGCTGTCGTAGCTCTGGAAACAGCTTGTCTCCATGCGACCGAGCTTGAACAGCACCATCAATATAGCTACGTCTCGCGCACATAAACAACAGTCCGCGTCGGGTGCAACGCAATTGTGCTTGAGATACGTTGTCCAGTAATCCGCTATTTTTTCAAAGCTGTCTTCCGGCTCGCCGTACTGCTCGTTACGGTCGTTGCAGATTATCTTCTTTACTTCACTAAGGATTGTTTCGCGGTTTTCTTTGCTCATGCGCTTACCTCTCTTAATATTACTTTTATGTAGTCCTCGTTGTGGAAGAACATTGACACGCCTTTGACGTATCTTCGGTTATCGTCATGTATCAGCAGTCCTTTGAGTGAATCTTCCACCATTTTCAAAATGGCTGCGTGATTGCTTGCGTCCATGTTGTCATTGAAATATGCTTCTATCACGACAGGATTGTCAAGGATGACAGGCTTTTTAATGCACTCTCTGACTGCGGCGCGGGTTATTGTGTGCCAATACTCTGCGTCCTTTTTGCGTACCGCCCAATGCTTTCCCGCGTAGTATGCGTTCAGCCCGTAGCGTCTGTTCCATGCGGTCTTTCCGGCTTTGGACGGCGGGTAGTCGATTTTAAACATTACCGTTTTCGTCGTTATCACCTCCACTCACACACTCGTCACCTCCGCAGAAGTGAAGATAATCGGTATCGTACATTCTCCCGCAGTCAGGGCAATTCACGACCTGCGGCAAGCGTGAGAGAATATACCGCGCATTGTTTATAGCTTCAAGCTCCTCCCACATTTCCTTGTCGGTTTTTCCCTTACTGAGGAAAAGCTGCTGATTCCGCTCGACATAGCGTTGCATGGCTCTGTCTAAGATTTTTATAATTCCATCCCTTGTCATTATCTCCCCCTCCAGTACGCTTCTATTGATGCTCTAAAGCCGTTGTTCGGCTGCTCTTTGCTGTCGGCGTGATTAAGATTGTCAAGGCATTTTTTAAAACACTCTTCACAAATCGTTCTTCCGTCAACAGGCGGTCTTTTCCCACACAGCTTGCACAGTTTTACGCCGTCCATCAGTTCACGCGGAGTAAATCTTTCCGTTTTGCGGCTGTATTCGCGGTTCTTCTTCGTTCGTTCTATCCGACACTCCATGCAGGATTTATAACCTTTGTCTGCGGGCTTCTTTCCGCAGTAGATACACACTCCGTCCTCTCTTCGCCGCGCAAGCATTTTCTTTTTCAGCTCACACTGCCGTTTCTTCTGCTCCGGCGTAAACTCCCTCGGCGAGGTAAAGGTATCGTTGATGCAGTCGGGATAGGGGCAGTTGAAGCAGTCGCTTATTTTGCAGTGCATTCGTTCGGTACAATCCTTTCTTTGCAGTCAATCAACAAAAAGGGAAGTGCTTCGGTGAACACATTCAGCGAGCTAAATCCCTCTTCTTTGCGTACAAGCATCGCGTGAATGTACAAACTCCGTCTTGCAAGTTCGAAAAATCCGCTGAGGTTGCAGTCTTTTCTTGCGCAGTTCATGCATGGGGATTCTCCCGCAAGTTCATCCGCTTCTGGCGACGTAATGAACCTTAGCCCGCACTTTTCAAGAAGTTCATCGGATGTTGTTCTCATTTAATCAACCTCCGCAAGCCAGTATTCACGTTTGCAGAATACACACATATTAAGAGTGCCAGGTGTCACTTTAGGGCATTTTTGTAATACATCAACCTTGCTCGGGCATATATCAATCGTATTATGACTGAATGGCACATTCGGGAACATCTTCAAAAATTCGCTTTGTCTCGTCTTGACAGGGTGTTCCGCAGCCCATTTCTCCACAGCGGCAACAATTTCTTCGGGATGCGCAACGCATTGTAGTTTGCAATAGTTATACTTTTGATATACAACACAAGAGGTGCAACCGTTTTTGTTGCTGTTGCATATTCGTCTTACTGTTTTCAAAAATTCAACCGCGTCCATAGTTTTCCTCCCAATGTTTCTTAATTCTCGCGAACACATCCTCCGCTGTCAGCCATCCTTTTACGATGCCGTATTTGCATTCTTCTTTTGTCAGAAGTCCCATTATTTCCAGTCTGTCGCACACACCGCCGTAGGTTAATGCGCCCTCTATTACGCTGCACACTCTTCCTGCGTCGGCAGGGTAGCATATCTGGTAGTAGCCCCATTCGTCGTGCATGTCTTTTCGATGGTAGAAGTCGAACACTATTCCCGCTTCTTCGAGCATCGTTTTCAGCTTTAGAATTTCGTTATACTGTTCCATTTGTTCCCTCCGTTGTTTGCGACAAGGCTTTCCGCAAAATCTTTTGCCAGCTCGTTTATCTGGCAGTAAGCGAAATATCCTGAATATGTCGGCGGCATTTCCCGCGTCAAGTCTCCCTCGCTTTTCCATATGGCGTTGTTAAAGTTTGCTTTTTCACGCCATCTTACAATATCATCGGCGTATGCTCTCGCCTTATTTCGGGGATAGCGGAATTTCCCCATCAGCAGTTTAATGAATCTTTTCTTTGTCATACCTTACCTCCCATACTGACAGCCTATCATGTTCGACAGCTCCATCAGCTCACGCCTGAGCCGCTTTATGTCGGACTGTATCTGGGTATATCCGCTCATGCCTTGTACGCCTGATATCGTACCCGCTCTTGCTTCTACGGTCTTTTGCAAGCGGTCTGCAAGTTCTCTCACAAACTTTGCTTGACTTTGCGCCTGTTCATCTCTTGTCATTCTTCATCCTCGCTTTCTCTTCTTTTGCCGTCGTCGCAGAACTGTTCCGGCATAACGCCGTCTCCGCGTCCCAGCATGCACCAAAGACAGCCCTCGATGAAGCTGTCCTCGTAGCTATCTGTGCGGTCAAGCTGTCTGTGATGAATACAGTCTTTGCACCTCACTACTTCTACAACGTCTTCGTCGGTGTTCTCGGCGTGCTCAAACACCATGTTGTACATCTCGTCGGCAACGGGATTCTCGCCTATCTCCGGCATTATCTCGCGCAGTCTGTACAGCAGCTCTTGTAATCTTTCGTATTCAGTCATGCTCATTGCCTTTTACCTCGATTATTTATACGTTTCCTTTTTTACTCAACTATGGTGTAGTTGTCAGTAAATTCGTTCATACTGACTTCATCTGATATGTTCACAGCGTATCGCTCGGGGTTTAGCTCGTTGGCGTTGTGGTTTTTTATAGCGAAGAAGGATATCAGTGTAACTATTGCCGCCATCACTGATGACGCGACTATATCCTCAAAGCCGCCCTAGAATGAATAAACGAGAAGCATGATACCAATAAATGCAAAAACAATAAAGAAAATCGCAACCAAAATCCAGTAGCTTGTAGGTTCTTCTGCCGGAATGGTATATAGATACTCAACTCCGTTTATAAATTCAGTCATGTTTCTCCTTTCCGTGCCTTCGGAGGTGGCAGTTTACGCAGAGCGTGACAAGATTTGTTGGTTCATCGCCGCCGCCTTCTGATACAGGCACTATATGATGTACGTTTAATTTTCCGTCGTCTATTGGAACGAAAATTCCGAACTCGTTTTTGAAAGCGTGAAACTCGCCGCAGTCCTGACAAGTGAAGTTATCGCGGTACAGAATTCTTAGTGAGTAAGCGTTACGTCCTCTATTCCAAACAGTCATA